CCTTGATATTTCTCCGGCGGGATTTTTTGGAAAAACAGTCTGAGTTATATTTTCACAGAGTGCATAATAGAGCGTCCGGGCCAGTCGTTTCACCATTCCAAATTGGGGATTTCTCATCATGGAACCCCTCCATGTTACCTCCAAAGGTCTTGCCCTCACCTCCTCTAAATTATGTTCGATTGTGCTTTGCTCCTTTCAGCGTCGAATTGTCCGCATCTTGCTCGGACGTTCTGGTATGCACTCTGTGATTTTTGCAAAAACTACAGGAGGTATTTACTGTGGCTAGCGGAACGTATAATCTCAATTTACTTCCGCATCGGTTTTCAATTGGTCGACAAGGCGAGAACCGTTATCGCAAAGTATCGTTCGACGTCTACAAGTTCGTAGAGCCTGTCCTTCGGGATTCGGTAGATGGTGTGATTTTCTTGGTCGGTGTTTTTCGTCGACCGGATGGCGCCGTCTATAATGCGATTGTCGAAAAGATTGATCGAAACGATTTCGATAACGTGATCGATTGGTATCCGACCATTACTGAGACATACTATGCTGGAGAGGGATCTCTTCAGTTTGTAATCTCAAAGATGCCGGTGACCGGGGATACGACAGTTCCCGAAGAGTATATTTTGGGCAAGTCAAATGTCGCCCAAGTGACGATTGAAGAATCGTCTACTGAATCTGGTCCGCTCCCGCCCACTCCCGATTCCCCGATCCAGGTGACTGTGACCGCGGACGTCGATGCCGCTAAGCAGGCGGCTACTATGGCGGAGAGTTATGCGACGCATCCTGCGCTTCCGGATGAGTCCGGATATTACAAAGTGTGGAATGCCGAGACAAAAGAGTATGACATCACAAAGATTCCGGTTGCGCCGGGACCTACTGGATTGATGGCGCTCTTTGTTCCCATTCAGAAGCTCGATAGTCAGCCGATTGTGGGCCAGCTCTACAACGTGACGAATGCGAACTTCAATCGTGAGCCTCTCGAAGGAGAGGAATCTGTTTGTTACATTGTCCCGACAGACGCAGAAGCGGCTAAGGGTGCGAATTGGTTGTGTGTATGTTTCGTACGGGTCGATGTAATTCCTGTTCCTAATCGTGAGAAGAAGTATGCCCTCATGATCGAGGACATGTATTCCCTTACGAGTGGGGGCGGTAGCGGTGATGGAAATCTGAAGAGCGATGACTTCGATCGAATCAAGGTCATGGACCGTGGTGAATACGAAGCCCTCGAGACGAAGGATCCCCGTACCGCATATTTCATTCGGGGGTAATCGGTTATGATTACTGTCGATGAAAAGGAAATTACCGAGATGTTTATCGGTACGCAAGGCATTAAAACTGTCATTGTGGGAGAAGATCCAGTGTACGAGCGGAAAGGTGGATATTTCTACCTGGTGCTCGATACCAAAAGTTAAATCTATGATGAAGGGAAAGATGCTATATGGCTAGTTTCTTTAATCTTATTCTCGATACCACTGCGCCTGCTGGCGTAACCCTGTCTCTGAACGATGATGCCCGTTATACCACCAGTGCTTCCATTACGGCCAAGATCGGCTGCGAGGATGCTGAGACCACCGGTTATCAGATGAAGATCTGGGGTGGCGTTGATGGCGCCGCTACCGAAGCCGATGCCGCTTGGGTCAACTTTGCTGCGACCAAGGCGATCACCCTCGCCACTGGCGATGGTAAGAAGACCGTCAACCTGAAGGTTCGTGATGATGTCGGCAACGAGTCCGCTGTTGTTACGAAGGAGATCATCCTCGATACCGCTGTTCCTGTGGTTACCATCACCGGCCCCGACAAGAGCAAGATCTCGAAGGTCGAGACCTTCAACGTTGCTGCGATCAGCTTCACCTGCGATGTCGATTTCGTCGAGTACAAGGTCAAGGTCGTTCCCACTACCGCTTCCCTGCAGGATGCGGGCGTCGTGATCGGTACGACCAACGGCTCCACCAACATGAGCGGTACCGGCGAGTATCCTGATGCTCAGGCTATCGACTGCACCATCAACGCTGCCGACCTCGAGGCTGCTTCTGCCGGTGACGGCGAAAAGATCATCAAGGTCTTCGTCCGTAACGCCGCTGGCACCTGGAGCGTGGCGTAATCGCCAGGAGGTAACACTCTATGGCTGTACCGACTTTAACGTTCAGTACGACGGGATCTAAGATTTCGTCTGTAGAAGGACACGACCACATTACCGTGACTTTCACGGCGAATGGAGCCTATAAGTCCTTCGAGTGTCGAGCAACGAAGAGCGGTGAATCCTGGGGGGTTGGTATTGGGACGCTCATTGCCTCGTTTTCCCAGACGCCTGCGAACACATCGCGATCCTTTGACATCTATGATGACTATTTGGTGAACGGTGATGGAGAGTACCGCATTTCGCTGTTTGCACAGGGGACGGACGGAAGTTGGTACACTTTAACTCCTCTCTTTGAGTTCGTCTTCTCGAATGAAAGTTTGAGCGAGAATCTCATTGAGTTCGGGGTACTCTCCTATTGATTTCGCACCGTCAATTGGATACACGGGAGGGGTCCTATGAGTATAGCTACATATTTGTAGGGCCTCTCCTTTGTTAAAAATTTTAGAAGGAGGAACATCAGCAATGAAAATTATCGAATGTCTGAACGATAAGATTAGTGAAGAACTTAGCGATAGCGAGTCCTATGCTAATCTCGCCCTTAAGTATAAGGAAAGCGATAAAGAGACAGCGAAGCTTTTCTATGATCTTTCTCTGGAAGAAACCAAACATTACAACAAACTCCATGACCGTGTTGTTGCGTTGATCAACGACTATAAGGCAAAGAATGGTGCGCCTCCGGCTGATATGCTCGCAGTTTATAATTACGTGCATGGCCAAATGATCAAGCGTGCCAAAGAGAACAAGATCCTTCAGGATATGTTCAACTCCTAAGGAGCGTAAATATGGCTGATAAAGTAGATGACCTGATGATTAAGACACTTAACAAGGTGTCTGAGACAGGTAACATTACGACCGGCGATATTTTCGTTCTTAAATATTGTAAACACGAACGTGCGAAACAGTCTCAGTCTCCGGCTTACAAGCAACTCCTAACAGGAGCGGGAGAGGTTCTAACCTTTCTAAGAACTGCTTTTGGAGGTGAATGAGAATGCCTGGTCCAATGTTTAACCCCGGAATGGGGAATCGTTGTGGGATGATGAAAAGCCCTGAGCAGATTCAGCAAGAGATGAATCAACTGATGCAACAGTATAACAGCATGTATCAGAACATGAGCAATCGAATGCCAATGAATGAACCTGCTCAGATCGTTAATGACACGTTCGCCAATCGCCGTAGAGGCGAATACAGCGAAGTGCATGATCCGAGCGAAGTAGAGCAAGCTTCTGTCCCGATGGATGGCACTCCTCGTTTGTTCTTCGATTTTAAGAATAAGCGATTCTGGGCTAAGAAGTATGAGAATGGTCAGACATACATCACACCATACTCATTTGGCTCTCTTATGCAAAACTCTTCGGATGCCGTATCCTTTAATCCTTCGAGTGAATCCTCTGTGGACTATACGAAGGAACTTTCCACTCAAAATGAGCCCAAAGAGGAATCCTCTGACGCTCGACTCGATCGCTTAGAAGCGATGATGGGTCAGATCTTGGAAAGGATGACTTTAAATGAGTCTAATGGATCTGGTGAAACTTGCGAACGCGGTAAGCAATCCGCAGGAAGCGCAAGGAATGGCACTAAACGCTCTGGCAAAGAGATCCCCGGAGACAGCAGCAATGTTGTCAACGATGATCAAGCGGGGTGACGATCCCGCGAAAGCAATTCGGCAGTTTGCCCAAGAAGGAAAGATAAGTTCAAAGCAGTTAGACGAGCTTCAGCAAGTTTACAAAATGGCCCGAAAGATGGGCCTACGTAACTTCAACATTCCTGACCGTGTCTGGAATGAAGCTCGACAGGCAATTGGTGGGGTAGCTTCCAGTCAATTGCAGCCCAAAAGTGGTTCCGATTGGTTTTAATATTGGTTTTAACTCAGTAGGGTGGCCAACTATTGAGTTGAAATAATATTTTTATTAGGAGGACACTAACAATGGCAGAACTGAGCGATGTTCTTATGATGAAGGCTCTCGAGGATGACAATGGTCATGATACGTGGGGTAGCGCTGGCTTCCTCTGGGTTATCCTGATCTTCCTGTTCTTCCTGGCTTTCAATGGCGGTGGTCTCTTCGGCAATCGCGGTTTCGGTAATGGCGCCGCGGTCGTTGCGAATGATCTTTCTCAGGTTGAGCGTGATGTCCTCACGGGCAATTGCGCGACCCAGAAGGAGGTTCTTGAGAACCGTTATGCTAACCAGCTTTCCTTCAATCAGCTGGGTGCTGAGATGCAGTCTTGCTGCTGCGACATCAAGACGACCATCATTGAGCAGAATCAGCTGACACGTGATCTGATCCAGTCCCAGTATCTGGATGAGCTTCGTACCAAGCTGTCTGACGCGAAGACGCAGATCAGCAATATGGAGCAGAACCAGTATATCCTGGGTCAGCTTGGTAATTTCTATTCCAAGCCGAGCGTGAATCCCAATACCTGCTACAATAACTACGGTTGCGGCTGCAACGGTTGCGGTTGCAACTGAGTCACCTCGTAGTGCTTTGACAAGCAAGGAGGGAATTCAAAATGGCAAGTAACTGCTATCGCAAATCTACTTTAACAGCGCTCAACACCACGGCCCAGACATTCGTCACGGCTGGCACCATTCTGTCTCCTGGAGGACAGTTGGAGAAGACGGGTTGTTCGCTGACCACGAGTCTCCAGGGTATCCGAATTCTTTCGGATGGTCTTTATACGGCTAGTGGCGCCGTTGCATTTACGCCCTCTACTGCTGGCGTTGTCATTGTTGCACTTTATAAGGACGGCAATTTGCTTCCTTGTTCTGTGCGTACGATGAACGTCAACAGCGGAGTGTTGTATATGCTCGACGCCGTTGCTCCGGCGTTTGAAGGCGAGGCTTGCCGGGTGATCCACCCCGAAATCACTGTTCAAATCAGTGGTGTTGATGGTACGGTCAGCCGTGTTTGCCTCAATGTCACGCGCCTTGCGTGAGTTGTGTTGAGGGGTTTGGGGGTCTATTTCGGGCCCCCGCCCTTCTATTTTTAGTTTTGAGCATTGACTAGAATTCGTGGTATGGCCACGATTACGAGTTCTATTAAGTGCTCAACTCTAAAATAGAAAGGGTGAAGTGTATGCCTGTAACTATTTCCTGGCAAACCATAGTTTCATTTGCAGCCGTTCTCGGTGCCGGTGCAGTCGTATGGAATTATATCACTCGAGTTGTCCACAAATTGGAATATGATCGGGAACAAGACGAACGAATTACTCGTTTAGAAGAAGCTCATGCTCGTGACATTGCCGATTTGCGAAGACATCACGATGAAGACATGGCTGCAACTCGGAAAGAGATGGCAATCATATGCAGAGGTATCCTGGCGTCATTGAAAGACGACGAGAAAGCAAAACAGTCCTCTATCAAGGAGATGGAGGACTATTTAAATAGCTCTGCGCACCACATTGTCAATCAAAATGGCAAACGGAAAACGAATTAAGAAGTTAAAGACTCGAAATCGAATTCTTCGAGCTTTTTACATCTTTATCGGTATCTTTATCATATATACCGTCGGATTCTATTCGTACAAAGGTTGGCAATGGGATAACTTGTTCCAATATGTGTTAGGTGTTGGCGGAATCACATCAATTGCCAGCGCTGCTTTGGGACTAGCCGACAAACTTGTCGGTATTAAGCACAAGAAGGAGGATGAAAACGATGAAGTTCGAGATGAACAACAAGGTATATGACGTCCTCAAATGGCTCGTTGTTGTTGTTCTCCCCGCTTGTTCTGTATTGTATGCAGGACTTGCAAAAGCTTGGGGCTTCGGTTATGTAACAGAAGTCGTAACAACAATCACCGCGGTTGAACTGTTTATCGGCTCTTTGATCGGCGTTTCAACCGCCAGTTACAATAAGTCTCTTGAAGAGTCGACAAGTAAGTCGAAGGTGAAGTAAGATGATGCATTCTCGTGATCTGAAGTACTTGCGCCCCGACGTTCGTGTAAATTGTGAAACATTTCTCCAACTCTGCAAAGATGCTGGTCTGAATGTTCTTGTGACGGAGACGGTCCGTGATGAGGAGTATCAGCGTGATCTTGTGAAGAAGGGTTACGCTTCTAAGAGAGCAACAAAGCCGACTTTTCATTCTGTAAAAGCTGGTTTGGCATTCGACATTTGCAAGAATGTAAGAGGACACGAGTATGACGACCCAAATTTCTTCATGAAGTGCGGGCAGATCGGTAAACAAGTCGGATTCAGTTGGGGTGGCGATTGGAAGTCTTTCGTCGACCGCCCTCACTTTCAGTGGGACGCCCATAAGAAATGGACCGGCTCGATGATTTTAGCGGGGAAACTTCCCCCAGAAATGGATGAGTATATGGATCAGAGTACTTTTAACAAAATGATGGATAACTATCTGGCGCAGCGGTCTACAAAGCCCGTTGGCAATATTTTTCAGAATGCCTGGAACAGAGCCAAACAGCGTAAAATCCTGGATGGCTCAAATCCGAATGGTTTCCTGACAAGAGAGCAGTTGGCCATCGTTTTGGATCGACTTGGCTTGATCAAGTAAAATTCAAAATGGATGAAAGGAGACTGTGAGACATGGCTATCAGTCGTAAACCGCCGTTGACGGAAGAAGCTCAAGAGAAGCATATGATTGCTCTTGCCATGGATCTTGCTGAAAAGCAGTTAAGAGAGGGCACTGCGTCTTCGCAAGTCATCACTCATTATCTGAAGTTGGCTTCTACCAAGGAGCAGAAGGAACTTGAGCTTCTGGAAACTCAGAAAAAGTTGATGGACGCGAAGGCAGAGGCGATTACATCGATGAAGAGTCAGGAGGAGCTCTTCAAAAGTGCAATCAAGGCGTTTAAAACCTACAGTGGACAAGGGAGCGAAGATGATGAGCCGGAATATTAAATGTTATTCCGAACTGATTACTTTGCCCACCTTGGTTGAACGATATGAGTATCTTCGAATTGGTGGAAATGTTGGAGAGGATACCTTCGGTTACGATCGATGGATTAATCAGACATTTTACAATTCTGAAGAATGGAAACGAGTACGAAGAGAAGTTATTCTACGCGATACGATAGGACGTGAGTGTTGCGATCTAGGAATTGAAAAGTTCCCCATATATGGACGAATCCTCGTTCATCATATGGTCCCTTTGCTGGTAGATGACATTGCTCAATCGAGTGAGTTCTTACTCAATCCAGAGTATCTCATATGCTGTTCTGACAACACACATCGGGCAATTCATTATGGTGATGCGAAGTTACTCCCTCGGGACTATACTCCGCGTTCGCTATTTGATACTTGCCCTTGGAAGCATTAGGAGGAAATATGGCTAAGAAGGCAAAAGCACCGGAAGTCCAGACTGAAGAAGTTAAGGCTGGTCAGGGTGTCGTGGTCGGTACCGACCTCCTCAACATTCGTAAGGGTCCGAGTGTCAATGATCGAGTCCTTTATGTAATCCAGAAGGATACGACTGTTGAGATCATTTCCGAACCGAATTCCGAGTGGTACGAAGTGATCACTCCTTCGGGTCACGGTTACTGTATGCAGATCTTCGTTAAGCGTACGTAAGGAGGATCCACATGACCGACAGCATCCTCAATACGATCAAGAAAAAGATCGGAATCTCTGAGGACGATACTTGTTTCGACGAGGATGTTCTTACGGAGATTAACACAGCAGGCTCTTTCTTGTCCCAATTAGGCGTAACGAGTTTCGATAATTTCACAGTGTGTGATTCGAGTAACACGTGGGATGAATGTATCTCTGATCGAGCTAAGTTAGCAGACATCAAGACTTATATTTACCTCTACACGAAGCTCAACTTCGATCCACCGGCAAATGCATTTCTCGTTCAGCTTTTGAAGGACCAGTTGAAAGAATGCGAATGGCGAATAAACGTCGCCGTTGATCCTTAAGGAAGGAGAGAATTCAAAATGGTTGTTTATAGTGACGAACTTTGCCATTATGGAATTCGCGGCATGAGATGGGGCATCCGTCGATATCAGAATTCCGACGGCAGTCTCACTACAGCTGGCCGAAATCGCTATTCTACGGGCAAACATCATTCGATTTTTACTCGTAAGAAAACGACTTCCAAGGTTACAACCAAGCCAGCCGAAGAGAAACCGAAACAGAAGTCCGTAAGCGAGATGAGTGACACTGAACTGAATGCATTTCTGAATCGAAAGCGTTTGGAACAGCAGTACTATCAGCTTATGGCGACGCCTCAGAAGAAATCTGCGGTTACCAAGGGTAAGGAAATGGTTGGGAAAGCACTGGAAAATGCTGCCCAGGATACCCTTACCCAAATTGCTAAGTATGCAATGGCAAAAGGTGTTAACAAGGTGCTTGGCGACAATGTGGTCAATGCAAAGGTAACCGACAAGGAAAAAGAGGCCAAGAATAAGTAGGTGACCTAAATGGCATTATCGAACATAGCGGTACCACGGTATTACGGTATGTTCCGTGATGCCGTAGTTAGAGGGGAAATACCGGTAAATCGAGAAGTTTCTTTACAGATGAACCTCATCGACGATCTTATCGATGATCCGGGATGCTACTACGATGACGAAGCCGTGGAGGGCTTTCTTGCTTTCTGTGAAAATGAGCTGACCCTGACCGATGGTGGGGATTTAGATCTTCTTGACACATTCAAACTCTGGGCCGAGGATGTCTTTGGCTGGTTTTACTTTACGGAAAAGAGTATACCAGTTCCCAGTCCCGATGGTCGCGGCGTTCGTTTTGTTCGAAAGCGAATTAAGAAAAGGCTTCGTAATAAGCAGTACTTGATCGTTGGTCGAGGTGCTGCGAAATCACTATACGATGCATGCGTGCAGAGTTATGGACTTTGCATCGACACAACAACTACTCACCAAATTACGACTGCTCCGACAATGAAGCAGGCGGATGAGGTCCTATCTCCAATTCGAACTGCCATTACTCGTTCGAGAGGTCCACTATTCCAATTTCTCACAGATGGCTCACTCCAGAATACAACTGGGTCGAAAGCCAATCGTGTGAAGTTGACCTCCACGAAGAAGGGTATTGAGAATTTCCTGACTGGTTCTTTGCTCGAGATTCGTCCTATGAGTATTGCTAAGCTTCAGGGCTTACGATGCAAGTATGCGAGTATTGATGAATGGCTTTCTGGTGACATTCGAGAAGATGTTATTGGCGCCATAGAGCAGGGTGCATCTAAGATTGACGACTATCTCATCTTAGCCACAAGCTCGGAAGGAACGGTTCGAAATGGCAGTGGTGATACAATCAAAATGGAGCTGGAAAGCATCCTAAGAGGAGAATATCGCAACCCACATGTCTCCATTTGGTGGTATAAGCTTGATAGCATCGATGAAGTCGCAGATCCTTCTATGTGGATGAAGGCGAACCCAAACCTTGGAAAAACCGTTACCTATGAAGTGTATCAATTGGATGTTGAGAGAGCAGAAAAGGCTCCTGCTGCACGCAATGATATTCTCGCAAAGCGCTTCGGCATTCCGATGGAGGGTTATACCTACTTCTTCCCCTACGAAGAGACCATTCCTCATAAGCATCGCGAGTTTTGGAAAATGCCTTGTTCACTTGGCATGGACCTTTCTCAGGGTGACGACTTCTGTGCATTTACGTTCCTATTTCCTTTACCGAATGGAACGTTTGGTGTGAAGACTCGAAATTATATTTCGTCGACCACACTTAACAAATTGCCTCCGGCGATGTATCAGAAGTATTGCGACTTTATTCGAGAAGGTAGTCTGGTTGTTCTCGAGGGTGTAACTCTGAACATGATGGTCGTGTATGACGATCTCGATCGATTTATCTCTGAAGCACAATACGACATCCGATGTGTTGGATTTGACCCGTACAATGCTAAAGAATTTATCGAGAAATGGATTTCAGAAAATGGTCCGTTCGGTATCGAGAAAGTTATACAAGGTGCAAAAACCGAATCCGTTCCTCTTGGTGAGTTGAAGAAACTCTCGGAAGAGAGGATGCTTCTCTTTGATGAGGAACTTATGTCCTTTACGATGGGTAACTGCATCGTAATCGAGGATACCAATGGCAATCGAAAGCTTCATAAGAAGCGCTACGATCAAAAGATCGATGCTGTTTCTGCAATGATGGACGCCTTTGTTGCCTATAAACTTAACATCGAAGCTTTCGATTAAGGAGGTGACCGTATGGCAGAAACGCTCTTCAGCAAAGTGAAGCGTGCGTGGAATGCATTCTCCGATTCTGATTGGGATCGTTATGTTCCAGCAGGTCAGATGATCAGTTCATCTCGTCCGGATCGGGTGATTCTGTCCCGTGGTAATGAGAAAACCATTGTAACCGCGATTTACAATCGTATTGCAATGGACGTTGCTGCGTTGGATTACCTTCACGTTCAATTGGATGAAAATGGCCGATTTGTTAAGAAGATTGACGATGATCTGAATCATTGTCTTGAAGTCGAAGCAAACATCGATCAGACATCTCGAGCATTTGTACAGGATGCTATCCTGAGTATGTTCGACTGGGGCACAATTGCCATTTGTCCAATTGACACTGACCAGGAACCAGATCAAGAGGGTGACATTGTCACACGCTACTATACGATGCGTATTGGTGAAATCATTGAATGGCGTCCGAGACAGGTATTGGTTCGTTGCTATAACGATCGTACCGGTCAATTCGAGAACATCACATTCGACAAAGCCAATGTTGGCATCGTTCAAAATCCCTTCTATGCGATAATCAACGAGCCCAATAGCATGATGAAGCGTCTTGTGCATAAGCTTAACCTGCTTGACGCCATCGACGAACAGTCTGCTAGCGGTAAACTCGATCTGATTATACAGCTCCCCTATGTCATTAAGACAGAAGCCCGTAAGACCCAGGCTGAATCTCGTCGAAAACAGATTGAGGAACAGCTCATGGGTTCGAAGTATGGCATCGCTTACACAGACGGTACGGAGAAGATCACACAGTTGAATCGTGCTGTGGAAAACAACCTCATGACTCAGATTGAGTACCTTACGAGTATGGTATACGCCCAGTTAGGTATCACTCAGAGTGTATTGGATGGAACTGCAGACGAATCGACGATGCTGAACTACAACAACCGCTCTGTGGAGCCATGTGCTTCTGCTCTTACCGATGAGCTCTATCGTAAATTTCTTACGACATCTCAGCGAGAGAAGATGGAATCGATCTCCTTCTTTAGAGATCCCTTTAAACTCGTACCGGTTAGCCAGATTGCTGAAATTGCAGATAAGTTTACTCGTAATGAGATTCTTACCTCCAACGAGGTCCGTCAGGTTATCGGTATGAAGCCGTCTAAGGATCCGAAGGCTGATGAGCTCCGTAACAAGAACTTGTCACAGTCTAAAGTGGATCAGCAAACCCCTACGGTCCCAACCAAAGCGGACCAAACCGTATCGGTCAAAAATTCTAAAGAAGGAGGATAAACATAATGCCCGATATTGATCACGTTCGTCCGGGTCCTGGTAATTCCGATTTTCAGGGCTGGGCGTCCAAGAACAATCTTCTGTGCACGGATGGTCGAGTAATTCGCGAGAACGCATTCGCACATCAGAACGGTGCTGTTGTTCCACTCGTCTGGAACCATCGTCATGATACGCCGAGTGCCGTTATCGGTAAGGCCACTCTGGTCAATAAGCCCGATGGCGTGTATTGCTATGGTCTGTTCAACAACACCAAATTTGGCAACATGTGCAAAGAGCTTGTCACTCATGGCGACGTCACCTCTCTGTCGATTCTCGCCAATCAGCTGAAGCAGAAGGGCCACGACGTTATGCATGGTATGATCCGTGAAGTCAGTCTTGTTCTGGCGGGTGCAAATCCCCAGGCATTTATCGAGGACATGGATTTGGCCCACGGTGAAGATGCTGAGTACGAAGCTCGCATCTACCCCCAGGAGCCGATCATTTGTCATGGCGATGATGACTTTGAGGAACAGGAACCGGAACCGGAGCCGGAAAATACACCGGCTGAAGAGAATCCGGAAGGAAATCCAACCAACGAAAGTGAGCCGGAACCCGATCCCGAACCCGATCCGACTCCTGCAAATCAAAATGGGGAAGAAAATCCCATGGAAAACAACCCCACTACGAATCCGGAACTTCAGCACGCTGACGGTTCCGAAGAGACCATTCAGGATGTCATTGACTCCATGAATGAAAAGCAGAAAAACGTTATGTATTATCTGGTTGCAACTGCCAGAGAAGAAAATAAGGAGGATCCCACTATGGCTCACAATGCCTTTGAGAGCGGTGCGAACACGACCGCTCAGCTCACGCGCGAGAACTTTGCTCTTCTTGCGAAGGAAGCCAAAGCCTGCAGTTCCCTGAAGGAAGCCGTTCTGGCTCACATGGACGATATGGAGGGTCTGTCTGACGCTCTGTCTGATGCTCTGGTGCATGCTGACTATGGTATCACCAACATCGAGTATCTGTTCCCCGACGACCGCAATGTTACCCGTCAGCCTCAGTTCATCCAGCGCGACATGTCCTGGGTTTCCGGCGTTATGTCCGGTGTCCACCATGTTCCGTTCTCCCGCATCAAGTCTGTGTTCGCTGACATCACTGCCGACGAGGCTCGCGCCAAGGGTTACCTGAAGGGTAAGCTGAAGAAGGAAGAAGTCTTCACCCTGCTCAAGCGTTCCACCACGCCTCAGACCATCTACAAGAAGCAGAAGCTCGATCGCGATGACATCATCGATATCGTCGACTTCGACGTCGTCGCCTGGCTCAAGAGCGAGATGCGCATGATGCTCAATGAGGAAATCGCCCGTGCGATCCTGGTTTCTGATGGCCGTTCCACCGCTTCCGACGACAAGATCAAGGAAGACAACATCCGTCCGATCTGGACTGATGCGGACCTGTACACCATCAAGGTCGGTATCGACTCCGTTACCTACAACGATGACGACAAGCTGGCCAAGGAGTTCATCCGTCAGTGCATCAAGTCCCGCAAGGACTACAAGGGCAGCGGCAATCCCGCTCTCTACACCACCGAAGAGATGCTCACCAACATGTTGCTTCTCGAGGACGGCATCGGCCATCGTCTGTACAAGACCGAGGAAGAGCTCCGTACCGCTCTGCGCGTGAGCAAGATCGTGACTGTTCCCGTCATGGAGGGTCTGACCCGTGAGGTGACCCATGAGGCCGATTCCAAGGCTTACATCCACAGCCTGATGGGCATCATCGTCAACCTGACCGACTACACCGTCGGTGCCGACAAGGGTGGCGCGGTCTCCATGTTCGACGACTTCGACATCGACTACAACCAGCAGAAGTACCTGATGGAGACCCGTTGCTCCGGCGCTCTCACCAAGCCTTACAGCGCCATCACCATCGAGTCCTACGCAGTCAAGGCCGGCGGCTAATTCAAAATGGCGAAGTTTTGTGGGAAAATCGGCTATGCAACAATGGTCGAAGAGAGCCCAGGCGTATGGATCGAGAAGATCGTTGAACGTCAGCACTTCGGCGATTGGGTGTCGAACACCGCGAAGCTTCAATCTCAGGAAGGTCTGAACGACGATTTGGTGATCGCGAACGATCTAAGTATCGTGGCTGATCCCTATGCCAAAAAGAACTTCCACTCGATCCGTTATGCAACATACATGGGAACCAAGTGGCGGGTGCGTATGGTCAAAGAGGCCTACCCCCGCCTCACCCTTGTGTTAGGAGGAGTATACAATGACTCGAATGGAAACCAATAGGCGGAAGTTTCATAAACTCCTTCAAAAGCTTCTTGAGTCCGATCAGGTTTATTACCAGAGGCCCGAGAATAAGCAAATGACGTATCCTGCTATTGTCTATAACCGTGATGAGATCAGCAATGGCCATGCGGACAATAGTATTTATAAGCAGGAATATGTCTATGCTGTCACCGTGATTGATCCAAATCCTGACAGTATTGTCGTCGATAAAGTATCGAAGATCCCCAGGACCCGATTTGTTCGACACTATACGCAGGATCGTCTCAATCACGACCTGTTTACCATATATTTCTAAGGAGGATCACATCCTATGGCTAATAAGCGTCTTATCTGGGATGCTGTTGGTGAGCGCCTGTATGAAACCGGCGTGGACCATGGCGTTCTGTACGTTATGGGTGACAACAATACCTATGGCGAGGGCATCGCTTGGAACGGTCTGACCGCGGTCAACGAATCTCCTTCCGGTGCTGAGTCCACCGCTCTGTATGCGGACAACATCAAGTATCTCAATATGATCTCTGCGGAAGAGTATGGCTACACCATCGAAGCCTACTATTCTCCCGAGGAATTCGACCAGTGCGATGGTCTGGCGAGTCCGGTTGCCGGTATGACAATCGGTCAGCAGAAGCGCAAGATGTTCGGCTTTGTGTATCGTTCCCTGATCGGTAATGATACCGATGGCCAGGATCACGGCTATAAGCTGCACCTCTGCTATGGCTGCCAGGCATCTCCCTCTGAACGCAACCATCAGACGGTCAATGACAGCCCCGAAGCTACCACTCTGAGCTGGACGGTCTCCACCACCCCGGTGAATGTGACTGGCTATAAGCCCACTGCGTCCATCGTGATCGACTCTACCAAGATCGATCAGCAGAAGCTCGCTGCTCTCGAGGATGTCCTGTTCGGTAAGGATCCCACTACGACGGGCGGCGATGACGGCGTGGCCCCGAAGCTGCTGATGCCCGATGAGGTTATCAACCTTCTCAAGGCAGGCGGCTAAATCTATCTTTACGGAGGGGCCTCTTTGCGGGGGCTCCTCCTATCATTTTTATTTTTGAAAAGGAGAAAGCACAATGTATAGGAGACCTATCACTTTTACGGATTACGACGGTAATCAGGTTACTGAGAACTTCGAGTTCAATCTGTCCAAGGCTGAGCTCGTGGAGATGGAAGCCGAGTATCCCGGCGGGATGCAGGCCATGATTCAGAGAATTACGAAGGAGCGTGATGGTAAGGCCATCGTTTCAGTCATCAAGGACATCATTCTTCGTTCCTACGGTGAGCGTTCTCTCGACGGTCGTCGCTTCGTTAAGAACGAAGACATGCGCGAGAAGTTCTCTCAGACCGATGCATATTCCGAGCTTTTCATGGAGCTCGCGATGAACCCCGATAAGACGGCCGAGTTCATCAACAACATCATTCCGAAGATTCCTGACGCTCCCAAGCCGGTGGAGTAAATTCAAAATGGTTGAAATGGAGGCTAGGGAATGCTTCGGCTGACGATACCCGAACAAGAGGTGTTCAACGATGACACGCAAGAGTTTAGCTTTACTAAAGAAGTAACGCTCCAACTTGAACATTCTCTAGTCTCTATTTCGAAATGGGAAGCTAAATGGCACATCCCCTTTCTTCGTAGGGAACCAATGACTCGTGAGCAGACGATCGATTACATTCGCTGCATGACGATCACCCAGAATGTTCCAAAAGAAGCGTACGAATTCTTGACGAATGAGAATATTAAGACTGTTATGGCGTACATCGATGATTCGATGACGGCCACCACTGTGAAACATCGTAAGAAATCGACTTCTCGTGATGTTGTCACATCGGAGCTCATCTATTATTGGATGGTAACGCTTAATATTCCCTCGCAATATGAGAAATGGCATTTGAACCGGCTTCTGACACTAATTGACGTGTGTAATGTAAAGAATGGAAAACCCGAAAAGATGTCTCGTCGAGAGACTGCTGACGAGTATCGTTCTATAAATGCTCGCCGACGTGCAGAAGCCAAATTGGCTAGGAGATAACAGCAATGGCCCTTGTCGTTATGAAACAATCCGGCAGTTTGAAGAACTTCGAAGGGTTTCTTTATAAAAACCGGAAAAGGCGTCTCTACCAACTGCTGAACGAATATGGCAAGCAGGGGGTTGAACTTCTTCGTGATGCTACACCGGTAGATACGGGCAAAACCGCTACCGGATGGGATTACGAAATCGAGGTGAGCTCCCAAGGTGTTTCGCTTTATTGGGTCAACAATAACGTGAATGAGGGAGTTCCTATTGCTATTCTTATACAATACGGTCATGCGACTCGAAACGGTTCCTATGTGCAAGGAGTTGATTACATCAACCCGGCATTAAGACCTCTATTTGAGTCTATGGCTACTAAGCTCTGGAAGGAAGTGAGTTGACGATGGCAACTAGTATTGACTATAGAATTGTCGAAGCTCAATTTCGAAATTCGAATTTTGAGAAGAACATTGCCCAGTCGACCGAGTCTCTGGAGCGATTTAAACGATCCCTTGACGTCGATCAGCAGGCTAAGAGCTTAGCAAAGCTTGACGATGCAGCCGATCTGGCTGGTATGAAGGGGCTTGCACAGCAGGTCGACAAAGTAGCAGATAAATTTTCTGCTATGGGCGTTGTCGCATTTACCGCTCTTCAGCGAATTACAAATGCGGCAATCGACACCGGTGTTTCTTTGGTTAAGTCACTTTCGATTGACCAGGTTACTGCTGGCTGGAACAAGTACGAGCAAAAGACGTCCAATGTTCAGACGCTCGTCAATGCGACTGGCAAGTCTGTTGATGAGATCAATGGATATTTAGAGAAGCTTATGATGTTCTCGGATGAGACATCGTATGACTTCACGACGATGGCACAATCCCTTGGTCAAATGGTCACCAGTGGTGGCGACATCGATCATCTGATTCCGATGATTGAGGGTATTGCGAATGCAACCTCTTTCGCGGGCAAAGGTGCCGCAGAGTTCTCTCGCTCAATCTACAACCTAAACCAGTCTTATGGTCAAGGATTCTTGACACTTATGGACTGGCGAAGTGTCGAACTTTCCGGCGTTGCATCTCAGCAGCTGAAAGAGACATTTATCGATGTTGGTAAAGCCCTCGGTACCTTGGACAAAAACGGGAGAACTGCAAAGGGTACTCTCGTTGATATTGGTAACTTCTCGACTACGCTTGCCGATAAGTGGGCTTCTCGAGAGGTTATGGAGCAGGCATTCGGTCGCTTTGCTCAAGTGACAGAGGCGGCCTATAAGCTCGTTCAAAATGGTATGGCTGATACTTATAGTGAAGCCTATGCCATGCTGGATGGAGCTTTCGAGCAGGTTTACTATCGTGCAGCGTTGGCTGCTCAGGAAGCCAAGACATTCGGAGAAGCCATCAACTCCGTTAAGGATGCCGTCAGTTCTGGCTGGATGACCACATTCGATTATATTTTCGGTGGTTACGATAAGGCAAAAGAAATCTGGACAAATCTGGCGAATGATTTGTGGGACGTTTTTGCTGCTCCGGCACAGGAACGAAATAGTATTCTGAAAGAGTGGGTTGAACTCGGCGGTCAGACTGCTTTGTGGGAAGGCTTAACAAACATTTTCAAGTCTCTCTTGAGCGTCATCGAAGCTGTTCGAGAGGGCTTTAGCGAGATATTCCCTGCTAAGACGGGTCAGCAATTAGCAGACCTTACATTCCGATTCCGAGACTTTAGCGAGAAACTTGTTGCAAGCGAAGATACGCTGGCAAAAGTGAAAGAAGTTGCATCGGGTCTTGCATCGATTGTCAAGTTACTGATCACCCCCATCAAACTCGTTTTAGGATTGGTCGGAAAGATTATAACGCAGGCTGCTCCGCTTACAAGTTATCTTCTTTCCTTCTCTGCGACCATTGGCGGTTTGTTAACGAATCTTGTTAAGATGGTTGATGAATCGCGAGTGATCGAAGGTATATTCGCTACATTGAAGAGTGCCGTGGAAGCCGTTGGTGGGGCGTTCATGTTCCTTGGAGGAATGCTTTCCACGAGCATTTCCGCTTTTACGGGAATCAACGTCCTTGACATCGATAATGTCACAACGTCTCTTGCCGAGATTCCTCCGATTGGTGAGCAGATCGCTAAGGTATTTGACACCATTGGTGAATCTGGAAAGAATGCATTCGGTAAGGCATCCCAGTGGGTGTCTCAGCTGAAGGGCTGGGCATCCAGTGCCGCTTCGACTATCGGATCGTTCGCGAAATCCATCGCATCTACGTTGAAACCTATCAGAGATCGCATCAAATCAATTTTCGAAGGCGTCACTTTAACGGATGCAATCGGTACAACGCTTCTTTTCGGTCTCTATGAGCAGATAAAGAAGATTGCTAAGGCATTTGCTGCAATGAAAACCAATTGGGCCGGTGTTGCTAAGGCACTTACCAATGTTCTCAATACAGCTGGTGATACACTGAAAGCATTCCAGAACAAAGTGAATGCGGAAGTGCTTAAGTCGATTGCTATCTCAATTGGTATCTTGGCAGCTTCTTTGTTCTTGATTTCCCGTGTAAAACCCGAAAACATGGGTGAGTCTCTTGCAGCCGTCGCATTGCTCTTTGGCGAACTGACTGCTATTCTTGGTATTATGAGCGGTAAGAAAATGACTGCTGGTAAGGCAGAGCTTCTTACATTGTCCGGTGCTCTGATCGGTATGTCCATTGCTATTTCGATTCTGGCTGGTGCGTTGGCTAAGTTAACGGAATCAGCAAAGGATACATGGGTGTTTGCCAAAGCGACCTTTGCAATTATCGCTATACTAGTAGCTTTAGAAAAGGTCGGCGTTGCACTTTCCACTAAAGTTGGCGAGAAGCAGGTCATGAAACTTGCTCTTGTCTTCCTATCCTTAGCCACTGCCGTTCGAATACTCGCAAGTGCGTTCCAGGCATTTGATGGAATTAGCTGGTCCGAATTCGGCATGGGAATCGCATCGTTGATCATTGGAATCGGTGCGATAACCGGTTCCATTGCTGTCATGAAGGCAGTCCCGGGTCGGCTTTCAAGTGTAGCATCGAGTCTAATTGCATTTGGACTTGCACTGTCTGCATTGATATTGCCGATCAAGATTCTTGGAGAGATGGACAGTAAGGACCTCCAGCAAGGTCTGATCACCACCGCAAAACTTCTTGTTGGTGTCGTCGCTTCGATTAGCGGAATGTCCATTGCTATGAAGGGGTTCGCTGGTATTTCTGGAAAAGGTATGATGGCGATAACGCAGGGGTCTCTTGCTGGACTAGCGAAGAGTCTCCTCGCTTTGTCCATTTCTATCTCCTTGCTGGTCGTTCCTCTTCGTATTCTTGGTACGTTGCCAATCGAACAGATCCAGCAGGGATTGATATCTGTTGGACTGTTGATGGGTGGACTAACTGCCAGTCTGTCGATCATGGGTAACAACCACGTTGCTGGAACGGCAAGCGGAATACTGGCATTTGCACTCGCGCTTAATATGCTGGTTATTCCGATCAAAGCCTTTTCTACCCTCAAACTTCCGGCCATTGGAGCGGGTCTTTTAACTCTCGCTGGAGCTATTACCATCATGCTTGGTTCGGCATTCGGATTAGGCATTCTGGCTAAGACGTTCGCTGGTCTGGAGAAATCTATGCTGGCGTTCGGTCTTGCTGCACTTGGCGTAGGTGCCGCTGTTGCCGCTTTGTCCGTCCTTTTAGGCACCTTGTCTGCAATTGGTGCTGCTGGCGTAGCGGCTATTGTGGCTGCTATCGCGGCATTCTTCCAAGCAGTCAAAGTTATGCTTCCCGTTATCGAGGAAGGCTTGACTGATATTCTCATCACCATTGGGCATGTTCTCAAGAGAGGTGCTCCGGCTGTTGTCGAGGGTCTTATCGTTATGTTCGACGAGGCTATGAAACAACTTCGCGAGTATGCACCATCACTGATTGCAAGTCTTGGTGATCTGATTGTCATTCTCATCAATGGACTAAGCACTTATGCTCCCCAAATCCGCGATGCTCTGAAGAGCTTGTTTGCTGTCTGGTTTGGCGATGCAAGTCGTGAAGAGGTCATCCTTGATATTCTCGCATCTGCAACGGCTCTTGTTGCCGTTCTTAAGATGCTGAGTATCGCCAAGGTATGGGGTAAGGATGCTATTATCGGAGCCGGATTTGCGGCCGCTGCGACTCTGATTCTTGGTGGAGCATTGGCAGTCCTCGAGAATCTCGGCAATACGGATAAAATGCTGACTGCTGCTTTGGCTCTCGGCACCATCATAACCGCCATGAGTGTAGCAATGCGAGTCGCCGCCCCCCTTGGCAAGATGGGTCTCGGCGCACTTAAGGGTATCGGTATGGTTGTAGCGGTTGTTACGGCATTGAGTGCTCTATTTGGTGCATTCCAGGCCTTCTTTGGCGAGAATGAAATTGTCAAGAAGATCATGGAAGGCCACGTCACATTCATGGGATACATCGGTACTGCTCTTGGATCCTTTATCGGGGGTATTAAGAAAGGCATTTCCGATGTAGTCGGTGAGAGAGATTCGTTCCTGACCAAGTTCGGCAAAGACCTTAAGGAATTCTGGTCGAATGCGTCGGTCTTCTTCCAGGGAATCAATGGCCTGAAGGATAGCGTATTTAGTAACATGGTATCTCTTAGTGAAGCCATGTTGATATTTACTGGAACGAAATTCTTGGACGGTCTTGCCTCGATCATTGGCAGAAGTGACCTGCTTGACTTCTCGAAGCAGTTGGCCAATTCTGCGCCGTATCTCAAGACGTTCTACACTGAGGTTGGAGTGATCGACCAGTCGTCCATTGAGAATGCAATCTATGCGATTGGCGGTATGGCAGAGGCGGCATCCAAGATTCCGACATTTGGCGGTCTTAAGGGTGCTGTATTTGGCAATTCCTTTATTGCAGCATTTGCTGCTGAACTGGATTTGGCAGCACCGCATATCAAGGGCTTCTTAACCAAGAGTGAGGGTCTCCCCGCGGATAGTAAGACGCTAGTCGACATGGTATCTGACATTGTCACAACAATGGCTACTGCCGTCGCCGTCACGCCGAAATACTCTGCGTTTAAAGCGTTCTTCACCGGTGAGAATCTAATCTCTTTGTTTGCGGCAGAGCTTGCTTTGGCGGCTCCGAACATGATCGATTTCTTGAATATTATGGCCGGTGCTCCGGTCAATAGTAGTGAGATCGCCATGAAGACGAGCAATATCATTGCAAATCTCGCCGTTGCAGTCGATCAAGTCCCAAATACGGGTGCTGGTCGTAGTAAGGGCTCGCTTAGCAATTTCGCCAAGCAGCTTAAGGACATGGGTGAGGCACTGGTTCAGTATTCCGGTGTCGTTGCTGAAGTGAATACCGATGCAATGAACGCCGCGAACGAAGCACTTGCCAATCTCGTCAAGTCCATTCAAAATGCCGATGTTTTAACGACAGTTCAGCAGAGAATGAGGGATATTGAGTCCGGTATTTATGCCGTGGCGACCAACATTGCCAACAATATCTTCACTCAGTTCTCGGATCGTACAGCCGAGTACAAAGATATCGGTATGAACTACCTCAGGGGTATCCGTAAGGGTCTTATGGATGTGCCCACCGTCAATTCTCTTACCGGTGCTGCTCGCGACGTTGCGAAAGCCATCGATCGTACCGTTCGTGACGAGCTTGATATTCATTCTCCTTCTGGACAGGGTGAATTGATCGGTAAGTATTACGATATGGGCGTTCGTTATGGTCTCGATGGTAGCAAGAAGTCTGTTCTTCTTGCTGCTCGAAACCTTGCAAATGAGATGCTGAAGAATGGCGAGATCACTTACGAGGAACTCCAGGCGGTCTACAACAAATTCAACGTTTCGATCGCAAGTGCTGAGAACAAGCGCCTGTTTGTACTGAACGCTGCTAATCGTGCATCTATGGGCGAACTCAAAGAGATTGCCAGCGATGGTTACGACGATATTGTCAAAGAGACGTATGATGCATTCCATCGAACTGGAACGGCGATTGATGAAGCTTCTGAAGAGACCACTGCAAAAGCTGGTAAGGCCGGTAAGTCTGCCGGTGCATCTTATATCGAGGGTCTTCAGTCCGAGCTCAACAAACTCGGTACTCGACTCACAAGCTACGGTCTCGAACAGAAGGTCTGGACAACTCTATTCGGCGGTACCGCTACCGATGCCGATAAGACTGCTGTGGATGAAGCCCTTAAGGTTAAGGAGCTCAACAATCTAACGCAGCAGCTTGGCAAGGCCGAGGAAGAGTATACGGCAACTGTTAAGGCATATGGCAGTGAGTCGAAGAATGCTCTGGATGCTTACAACAAGCTCCTCAATGCCCAAATAACTCTCGCCGAGAAGGCTCAGGAAGTCAAATCCAACCAAGAGCAGGTCACGACAAGCGAGAAGGATCGTATGGTTGCCTATGCCAACTGGATGGTCGAATACAAAGACATGCTCCTTGAACAGGGGTTTGCTTTGGAGCAGATCAATCGTGTTGCTGCAAAGGATACCGGTTACGATCCGTACAATCTTCTGACGACCACCGCAAGCGAGGCAACGAAGGCTGCAGACGCTGCGCTCGAGGCTGCTAGACAGTCCTACACCAATAGTGCAGACGATGTCCTTGGTAGCCTCACCCCGACATTCCTCAAATATGGTCAGACGATGTCCACCACATTTGCACAGGGCATTGTCGAGAAGACAGACGCTGTCTCGAATTCTACGGGTCAGGCAATCAATGGTGGTCTTGCAATGGCTCAGTCGAAGGAAGAGAAGTGGGTCGCTTGTGGCGAGATCATTTCTGAGCGAATCTCTGAGGGTATCGTTGCCAATGGCGGTGACATCCAGGCGGCTCTCAATAGTGTTCTCGGCGATATCATCAATATGGTCTCTGGGAATGCAGTTGACGGCTACACAGATAACCTCTCTATCGGCATCCAGACTCTGAACCGTGATATTACGGATGGTATTGAGACTGCTCCGGTTATCACTCCCGTTATCGATGATAGTCAGGTGAAATCCGGCGTGAGTGCAATGAATGCCCTAATCGGTTCAACTCCGATGGGATTTACAGCTGTTCTTGCCGGTCAGGTAGCCGGCGGATTCAAGGATGTTGTGAACGGTATTACCGGCTCGAGTACGGTGAATAATACCTACAACTACACGCAGAACAACACCAGTCCGAAGGCTCTGAGCCGTGCCGAGATTTATCGCGATGGCAAGAATCTCTTCTCGAATGTGAAAAATAGCTACCAATAAGGAAGGAGTGGGCTTATGATTAAGGCCTTAACGGTAACCAACCCGAAAGGTGAAACACTTCGTCTGGAGCTCACGAACCCGGACCCCTCGGGTCTTTATATCAAGGACATCGAGGGGCTCGGTCCTCCTAAGGCGAGTATTAACACATCAGAACTGGCAACCATCGATGGTAGTCTTTATGCCTCTTCTCGTTGCGAGAACCGCAATATCGTCATCACGCTCGGTATGCTGTTCGCACCGACGATCGAAGACTCGAGACAGAAGACCTATAAGTTCTTCCCAATCAAAAAGCAAATCAAGCTTGAGATTGAGACGGACAACCGCCTGGCAGAGATCAGCGGTTATGTGGAGTCCAACGAGCCGAATATATTCTCCTCTGAGGAATCGACGCAAATCAGCATCATCTGCCCAGATCCTTATTTCTATGAGGTTGGCGGTAGTGAGAAGGTCTACACCAATGTCGAGCCGCTATTCGAATTTCCATTCTCCAATGAATCTCTTACAGAGAATCTTCTCGAAATGGGTAAGATGGTAGACGATCCGAGAGCAGTTCTGAGTTATGTTGGTGACATGGATACGGGTGTTATCATTACAATCCATGCACTGACCAAATCGGGTGATATTACCCTCTACAACGTTAATACCAAGGAGCACTTTAAGATATTTGATGCTCAAATCAAAGCTCTTACTGGTGCGGTATTTGACGCTGGCGATGATATTATCATCTCGACTGTGAAGGGTAATAAGTACGCTCGACTTCTGCGCGAGGGTAAGGAGACGAACATTATTTCCGCTGTTGACATGGATGCCGATTGGTTCCAGGTCTCAAATGGCGTGAATATGTTTAACTTCGTTACCCAAGAGGAGGAAGCGAATCTGCTGATTACCTTCTCCTACAAGAACGCATACGGAGGTATCTAAGATGGAGGCATTGATTCTCGATAAAAATTGGGAAGTCGTCGCTATCTTAGATGCCTTCCAGTCGTTCATTTGGACGGATCGATTCCTCGGTTATGGTGACTTCGAGGTTTATGTGCCGGCTGACATGCCAATCGGGAAGGAGTTCAAGCAGGACTACTACCTTTGGTGTCGGGAGAAATCTGATCGACTGATGGTTATCGAGACCATCGAGACTAAGGTGGACGTAGAGGATGGCAATTTCCTAACGGTTACCGGCCGTTCTTTGGAGTCCATTCTCGAGCGTCGTATCATCTGGGGCTATCGTCAGTGCTATGGCAATCTCCAGAAGTCAATTCGGAATCTCTTAAATCAAAATGCGATCTCTCCAAGCAATAACGACCGAAAAATCCCAAATCTGGTATTCCGTGAGACCACCGATACGCGGATCACATCTCTTACGGTCGAGACCCAGTATTTCGGCGACAACCTCTACGAAGCAATTTACGGGATTTGTGAAGAGAAGAAGATCGGATTCCGGATTTTACCGGATTTCTCGACGAAACAAATGGTATTTGAGCTGTATGCTGGTGAGGACCGTGCATATGGCCAGACAAAGAACCCCTATGTTGTCTTTTCTCCGAGTTTTGACAATTTCTTATCCAGTAACTATATCGAGTCGAAGAAGGCCCTTAAGAATGCTACTCTGATCGGTGGCTCTGGTGAGGGCTCTGCCCGTACAATGACTGATGTGACTGGGGAGAACTATGGTACTGGCTTGGATCGCCGTGAAGTGTTTACGGACGATTCAGGTGCAAGCGATGATGTCGATACCTATGATATCGAGCATAATGAGGATCTCAGCGAAGAAGAGAAGGCTGCCGCGATTGCAGAGCGTCAACAGCAGGCAACGGCTAACATGATCGCTGAAATGCAGCAGAAGGGGAGAGAGGAACTGGCCAAGACGAACATTACCCAGTCTTTCGAAGGCGAAGTGGAAGCTCGCATTCAGTTCATCTACAAACGAGACTTTACCATTGGAGATCTTGTCCAGGTTCAGAATGAATACGGACAATCTGGTAAGGCTCGTGTTTCTGAGATTGTATTCTCGGAAGATACATCTGGTGAGAGTATGACTCCTACCTTCACCGCCGAAGTCTAATATAGGAGGAATCAAAATGGCATTCACATGCGGATTCTTTAACTCCGAAAATGGTGATCGAAAATACAACGCCGAACAGATGTCCGCTATCTTCGATGGCATCATCGCTGACGGTGTATTCACCACGATTGGCGACCATATGGCGGTCTCTGCTGGCACTGGTATGCAGGTGCTGGTCGGTACTGGCAAGGCATGGTTCGACCATACGTGGAATGTGAATGACGCGGCTTATCCCTTGGCAATCGCTGCTTCGGACGTGACGCTCAGCCGTATCGATGCGATCGTGCTCGAGACTAATCACTCCGACAGCGTCCGTCTCAATAAGCTCCGTGTTGTTCAGGGTACTGTGGCATCCTCTCCTGTGAAGCCGACCCTGACGAATAGTGAGAAAGTCCACCAGCATCCTCTGGCATGGGTGACTGTGGCGCCTGGCGTGACCCAGATCGCAGCGAGTGCGATTGAGAATGCAGTCGGTACCTCGGCCTGCCCGTTTGTTACTGGCGTCATTGCGACAACCGCGATCGATGACCTGTTCAACCAGTGGAATGGGGAATTCGATGAGTGGTTCGATAACCTCAAGGCTCAGCTCTCCGACAACGTCGTCGCCAATCTCCAGAAGCAGATTGATGCCCGAGTAAAAATCGCGGACAAAGCCACAGCAGACGACATCTATAATGGAACGGATGACAGCAAGTGGGTGAGTCCTGCAAGTCTCAGTGGATCTGTTCTGAAAATTGGAGACATTCAAGCATCTGGCCGTAATTTAGAGACGGAAACGAATGGAAAACTCCTTCAATGTGATGGACGACTTCTTTCCAAGACAGTATATCCCGATCTATTCAATGCCATAGGAAATAAATGGGGTGAAAGCGGTCGAATTTTTAACCGTTATGTTGGACCTGACACAAATGGCGGAAGCGGTCGCGGCTTTGAAGATTGTCTAGCACACGCAATAGATGATAACGGAGATATTTTATCAGTTCAATGGTATTATACTGGTCCGATAGTAGCATTGTGGACTAATAAAAACGGAACGGCTAAAAAATATAGCAATATTCTTGGTGATCAGATCGACGACATTTATCATTGTGCTTGCCGGTTTATTAATCATGTACCATTTATAGTATTGGGATATGAAAACGGATTTCGTATCTTTAATGGTCTATCTGCTACAGCTGTTTATGTATCGATAGGTGAGGATCGCTTACAAAGTCTCATGTTATCGGAAACAGACGGAAACGATATATACATTCTTTACCGATCTTCTTATGATGTTGGATTATATAAATTTAATCTAACTACTAATACGAGTACTTCGATACGTATAACTAACAATACCAGCGGAAGTGATCCTATAACTAGATGGGAACAGGGGAATGTTGTTTGCTTAGATTATGAGGCTTATTTTATATGGGAAAAATCGCTGACTAGTCTTAGTGCCGTTTTAAATATGAAAACCGGAAGCCTGACTACCATTCCTATATCTAATCCAGTCCATCAAGCACTACATAATTTAACAGGGCGAAGTGATCATAATTGTGTTATGAGAGATGCTCATACCCTTTACTTTTCCGATCAAAATAATAATTGCGGGTATTTTATGGAACGCATGAATGGCAATGTAACAGTAAAAACGACTGGATTCATTAATGTTAACAATAACATCCCGCAATTTGTGAGCCCGAAAAAAATAATGGCAGATAAAACGGCCGTCGATGCATCTGGAAATATAACTTTTCAATGTCTTGATGTTGAAACGGACACGTTAACTGAATCCACATATCAGCTGGCCAATTGGTTATCGACTCATCATATAGCGATCCGACCCTACAGTATATATACCTCATTTGGCATAACGGATTCGCTATTCGTTCCTGGATATACAAATCCTTCTTCGGGGAAATCCAAACTCGTAAATCAATATGGAGTTTCAGATGGAACATTCCCTATACCAAAAGATGCGGCATTAGAGGCCGGTAATTGCCTCTACATTAAAGCTATGAAATAAGGAGGAATTCAAATGTATTACTATTTGTTCTACAAAGATGGAGTGGTCGTTGGATACAATTGTTCCAAAACTCCTTTAAGTAATCCTTCTTATAAAGAAGTGACAGAAGAAGAATACTGGCAATATGCCGGATCTCGTCCATCTTTCCCCGCTACTCCCGAAGAGCGTATCGGAACTCTCGAATCCGAGAACGATCTCCTCAAGCAGCAGATCAAAGCGGCTTCGGACCAGAACGACTTCCTGGAGGACTGCATTGCCGAAATGGCGGGCATTGTCTATGCGTAAGGTTCTCGCTAATTTAGCGTTAAACCTATATTTATTTTTAGAGAAAGGAGATCGTGAAATGATGGCTATGCTTTTCGCTCAGCGCGTCATTCTCGGTAAGACCGAGTTTGAGCAGGTTCCCAATAAGCTTAAGCAGCAGGTTGCGGACATCCTGATCAACGAGTGCGGCTTGCCCGAGCTGGTGACCGAGGAGTACGGTGGCACGAAGAAGGTCGAGGCCTAATTCGCTCCGTAACTGCCTTATCCGAATGAGATAGGGCAAAGAAAAAGAGGGGTTGCGCCATTCGCGACGTTTCCCCTCTCTTTTCTTTTTCACAACACTCACAAGAGTGGAGTGTCGTTCCACTTACGCATTTAACAGCAGATCGCGAAGCTCAGTGTACTGAGCCTCCGTAATCTTACCAAGCGCATAGAAGAGATCAAGCTTCTCCTCCATGCCGTCCGTCTGACCGCGTTCGATCATGCGCTTCAGAGTACGATACAGCATTACTTTGTCACCTCACTTTCATTATTAGGATCAAGACCGAGTTCGACCATAGACAGTCTCAACTCGTGGTCAACGAGCATGGCGTCGACATCCTCGTTCCAGGTAGGTTTTGGAACAGGAGGATTATACGCTGCACCAATGGTCGCACCATCATAAGACGGCTTTGCCCAAATTGATTCAGCGAATGTTTTATCTGCCACAATGATGTTTTCGATGATGTTTTCATCATTTACAATACAGTAATTCATGATTTGAACCTCCAAACCGATTGTTTAATGACGATATGCTAAATATACAATGCCATTATTCCCGGGACCATTAGCGCGAGCATCACTGATTGAACGTCCGCCAGCTCCTGCACCACCGCCACCAGGATTATTGTTTTTTGAACCATTTTCTCCATATCGGGAGAGTTTCTGTGAACCAGCTCCTCCTCCGCTGCCACCGCCACTAATTATTTTCGTTTCGCCATTAAACGTAATCGATTCCGGACTTTGACCGGGATGGCCGGTGTCTTCGAATGAACGGATTGTCAATTCATCTTGATCGGTATTGGAATTATAATGGTAATTATAATTTCCGGAACCGCCAGAACCGCCATTCTTAAATCCGGAACCGCCAGAACCGCCAGATAAATAATAATCACCCGAACTAGAATAGCTTGATGATCCATCGGCTCCATATTTGCCACCATTTGCTGAATCAATCGGTGTTATTGAATCGTTTTTTTTGATAGATAGCGATGTTTTTCCACCATCAGATGCATATGTTGGATTTTCATAACCTATACTATCAGCGCCTGCTCCACCAGCACCGACAGCCACAACCAATATAATATTTTGTTCGATCGATACTTCTCCGGAGGAGTAATATCCACCGCCTCCTCCGCCTCCTCCGCCGAGGGCGTGTATATTAGTAGTTTTATTGATGTATCCGGCGCCACCGCCTCCTCCGCCACCAACAAGTAAATAAGCTACTTTTTTGCAATATGCCGATAAATTATTGAATGCTTTATTCGTGCTGGATGATATGGTAATTGTAGGTTCATCCCATTCTAGTGTAATCGTAACATCAGTAATTGTTCCGGTTGAAGTAACAGTTACGCTGGCCGCCTTTACGTCATCATATTTTTTCGCTATGGTAATCGTTGGTGAATTAGATGTACTCTTTCCTAATACCATTCCGTCGGAATTAGTAACCAATGTTGTTGTAGGAAGAGCTGAAATTCCACCAACTGTAAATCCTACAGCTGGCTCTCCATTTGGATATTTAACCGTAACTCGATAGGCTTTTGAATTAGTTCCGACAAGAAGAGCCATGAATGCATCATCAGGAACAGAATTGTCAGGAAGACCAAGTAACTCTTTGGTATAAGGCTTTAAAGTATTATTCCAATTGTTCTGAATTTGCGTTTTATTCGCATCAATCTGCTTCTGGAGATTGGCGACGACGTTGTCGGAGAAGGAGCTGTCGCTAGTCCGGACGTGACTAATGCATACACTTTTCTTTTTCTCCTGTCTCAAAGCGATTCAGTACGCGAAATTTGCAACTTCTATAATGGAGATAATTCCACATTAATTTATGGAGGTATTGAATTATGATGAAGAAGTATCGTGAATGGGCGGCTAAGCCGTATACCAGAGGTGACATGGTAAAGAGCATGAAGTGGTCACTGATCATTACGTTGATCTGTGAGGCCGTGCTGTGGACATGGCTGTATTGGGATGCGATTTGCTGCTGGATCGACAGCTTCAAGCTGAGGTTCAAGAAGCATAAGAATGATGAGAGTGATCTCTTTGAGGATGAGGGCTAACAAGCCCTCTTCTTCTTCGCGCAATTTTTTCAATGCCTTTAATGGAGATAATTCCAAAATTATATTTTATGGAGGTATTAGAAATGACGAACGATTATTTGAAGATGTTATTCGAAAAAGAGGAGGACGTCCGTAATCGTACGAAACAGCTCATGGATCGCTCGAAGGAGAGAGATGACGTGGAACACATGTCTGATTCGGAATTCGAGGAGAAGAGGCTTTCGTACGGTCTGGCGACGGATCTGATCGAGGAGAACAAACTTCTGTGTCGCATCATCATCGGCATTGCCAACAAACAAGACATCATTTTGGAGAAACTCGAAAAACTGGAGAACAGGGCCTAACAAGCCCTTTTCTCTTTAATTTTCGGTTATACGAAGTATGATCGATTAATTCACGCGAAAAATACAAGTCCTATTATGGAGAGAAGTATACTAAAATTTAATAATTTTAGGAGCGTGATATTATGATGATTCTTAGTGGCATTACTCTGATCGCTGGCATTATTGCTATGACGATGATGGAAAATGAAAACAAGGAGATCTAATGATAACGAAGCTACACAAATTAGTATGCTTCTTTTCATTTTGTCCGTATTGGTCCTCAGGAGCAATATGGTATGATATCACGCGAAAAAAACACATCCTTTTATGGAAGACAAAACACTACAGTTTATCAATAAAAGGAGAATTATGATGTATCGTCAGATGATTAACTTTATCGAATTAATGGTAATCTCGTTAATGGCTCTTGTTGCAACAAGCATTAGCACATTAACTTGGTACCAGATTGTCGGTATGTTCTTCGCTGCTATATTCATGTTGTTCATCAGCATTGAATTGGAGTGTGGAGAAAATAAAGAGGAGGAGCTCTAACAAGGGCTTCTCTTTTTGTTCTGCCTCGAATCAATTAGAGTCCGCGAAATTTACAAACTACTTTATGGAGGTGATATGAATGATCCTATTCACAATTTTACTCTGCGGTATCATTGCATTGGCGGTGGTCACGGCGTTAATCGTCTTGACTGGCGGAACGGTGTTTATGCTCATCGCAGGAGATTTAATCGTGTGTATCGCGATTTTCTACGCACTGTTCAAAAGGAAAAAGAGGTCCTAACAAGGCCTCTTTCCTTTTGACTGTTACGAAGTAATTGACGCGCAGAATAAACAGCTTCTATTATGGACAAAAGTCCACATTAATTTATGGAGGTAATATTTATGAAAACGTTTCTTGGTTTTGTGACCGGCATGTTTACTGGAGCGCTTGCTTTCGCAACGCTTGAGCTGTATTGCATGCGGGTGGACGAAGACTATGCTAAGCGTCTCGTGAAGTTCGCCGGCTATGAGAATGTGTTTCTTATCAAGTCCAAAAAGGAGAATGAGACCTAACAAGGTCTCTTCTCTTTCGCGCAATTTTTGCAAGTTGTATTATGGGGAAACCTAAATTATATTTGGAGGTATTTGACATGAAGACAATTCTTGGTGTGACGACTGGTTTGCTGGTTGGTGTAGCTCTCGGCATTGCTGGAGTTACGGCATTATGTATGACCGATCATCATTACATGAAGTTCTTTGCGGAAACCTGCGGTTATAATTATCAGGAATCTGAAGAGGACGAGGCCAAGTAAGGCCTCTTCTCTTTATTTTTGAAAGGAGTAAAGCACAATGAAATTCAATTGGAAAAAGGAGATTCGTCTGGCACAGCGATGGTTAAAGCGTAATGGCTCAACCGTCTCGTCTCTTGCGGCATCATTAGGTGTCATCGCGACTGGATATTTTGGTTGGAAAGCGCATGACGACTATACGATGGGCTCGATGGATCCGACACCAGAAGAGGCGGTAAAGGTATTCTGGAAGCCCGCCGTATCTGCTACCGGAACAATCGCCTGCATCTGGCTAGGGCACGGTTTAGACCAGAAGCAGATTGCGGCAATGACGGCCGCTTATGTCGCCCTTCGAAAATCGTATCAGGAGTATCGTGATGAAATCCGATCGACGAATCCAGAACTCGATAAAATGGCGCGAGAGAATATTGCTCGTTCCCATTGGGATAAGACCTATCCGAATGAGGATGAACTCTATTGGGACGCTATCTCGGAACGATACTTCACAGCAAATCCGCTGGTTGTTGAAAAAGCAAAGTACAACCTGAATAAGCTCTTCCAGCAAACCGGCGTTGTGACAATCAATGATTTCTACGGATTCCTTGGAATCGATAAAGTCCCCGGCGGTGACGAACGCGGCTGGGATGTTGGCATGTTCGATGCTATCGTATCCATGTGTCTGGAGGATTACTGGATTGACTTTATGGACGAGGAGCCCTATGAGATCGATGATGGCGAGGGCGGTACGGTGAAAGTCACAGCAATCGAGACTCAGTTCTATCCGGTTCCTCTCCATTGATCCACGCGAAATTTGCAAGTTCTATTATGGAAGGAGATGCGAGGTAACTCGAAGGGACCGTGTAGACGGAAAACGGATCCGAAAGGATTGCTAGTGAACCTAATCTAGCCATCTTCTTTTTCATTCGTTCCATTGAGAATGAATGCGCGAAATTGGCAAGACCTATTATGGAAAGGAGGTAAGAATAGATGACAAAGAAATGGAATGTGCTTGCTAACATCGGACTCGCTTGTACGGCGCTTCTCAGTATCGTTACTGGGATCATCGAACAGCGGCAGATGGAGGAGCAGATCCGCGAAACTGTCGACGAGGTTCTCGCCGAACGCCAAAATGAAGAGGGCTAACAAGCTCTCTTCGCTTTTGAAAAATGAAAGGAGATTAGAAATGGTATACGGCATCATGATTTATTGCGAAAGTGACGAACTCAAACAGCAAATCGGAGAAAAGATTCACAATCAGCTTAAAGGAAACCCTGATTATATCGAGAATCGAATTATCCTGAACATCGATAATTTAAAGGTAATCCATATTTGGATCGAGTATGGGGTTGATATTCCCGTATATTTGGAGACGAGCAACATTCATAAAATCACGAAGGAATGCAAGGAGGCTCTGGAATGAAGAAAATCCCTATGAAAGCGATCAGTAATTCGATCAAGATCTACATGACCAAGCATAGTCCAGAAATCCTGACCGGCATTGGAATCGGAGGATTCCTTACGACCATCGGTATGACGATGAAAATCGCACCGAGAGCCAAAGCGGAAATCGAAGATGCAGAGTACTATGCAGACAAGTACAACGAGCCGATTCGTACGCGTGATCGCGTGAAGATCTATGCAAAGAACTATTGGCCTGTTGCATTGTCGACTGGTCTCAGTACCGCTTGTATCGTGATGGGTAATCGCCAGCAGCATAAACGTAATGCTGCTCTTGCGGCTGCTTATACCATTTCGCAGGAGACCCTAAAGGACTATCAGTCCGCTATCACCGAGTCTCTGGACGAGAAGAAGGCAAATGAGATTCGCGAGAAAGTCTCACAGAAGACATCCGAACGGATTCCTACAAACGATCAGGAGATCCCGTATGTTCCTTCGGGGAAGAGTCTCTATTTCGATCGCTGGTCCGGACGATATTTCGTATCGGATCGAGAGACATTGCGTGAGATTTGTAACAATCTCTCCCGACAGATGCTGGGCGATATGTACATAACGCTCAACGATGTCTACGATGCCATCGATTTGGACCGTATTCCATTCGGTAATGATATCGGATGGGACGTTAACAAGTCGTTCATCGAACCGATGTTTAGTTCGAAGCTCACTGAGAAGGGAGAACCCTGCGTTGTGTTCGATTATGCAACGCAGCCGGAAGTGCTCAAATAAAGCACGCGAAATTTACAAGATGTATTATGGAGAAATCCACAACAAAATTTTTATGGAGGTATTCTAAAATGGAAGAGAACAATGTTGTCATGGAGCTCGAGACCGAAACGGTTCCGGCGGAAGAAACCTATGATGAGTCCAATGGTGGCAGCACCCTGATCGGTGTCGCAATCGGCGTGGCGGGAACTCTTGGAGCCCAGTGGCTTTACAAGAAGGCCCTCAAGCCGCTTGGTGGCAAGATCAAGGATGGCATCGAGGCTCACAAGGCTAAGAAGCTGGCCAAGAAGGCGAGCAAGGCGGACACCGACAACGACTCTGCTGAGGAGTAATCCAAGCAAGTTGTGATTCGACGAGCGTTGAGACCTAGCAAGGTCTCTTCGCTTTTCATTTTTGGAGGTTGCATGAACGAGTATCGATATAAGGGTCCTGTCCGGAATTTGTTTGGTGATATCCGAAAGTCGTCATGGGATTCTGTGACGATGGCTGTTAGCAAAGAGAAGGCACTATCGAACCTCTGCTATCGGTATTCGGTCATCAATCATTGCCCGGTTTGGGAAGTCAAGCTAAACCCAAAATACCTCACTATGGTGAGAGAAGGAGTGTAACAATGGCAGAATACCCGAACAATTCAAATGCCGCACGGAATGAGACGCCGGAGAGCCAGAAAAAGGAGATCAATAAGGTCTCTTTGTCTGCTCCGGCAAAGACAAAGAAACGTTCTCCGCTAAGCAAGATCGGAGACAACATCCTCTCCGACGATCGAGGAAGCATTGGCAGTCATATTTGGAATGACGTTGCTGTTCCGATGTTGAAGGACTTCTTTGCTAATTCCCTGACAGATGCGGTAAACATTATATTTTACGGTTCGATCCGTCGAGGTGACCGGAGACCCGGAGGAACCTATGTCAGTTATCGTACGGACTATGGTTCCTACAGTCGCGATCCCAGACGAGATGATCCTCCTCAGAGAAGAAGCGCCTACGATTTCGATGAGTTCTCGTTCCGAACTCGTCGAGATGCAGAAGGTGTCCTGGATGAGCTCGACAACATCCTGAGACGGTACAAGATTGTCTCGGTTGCAGACTTCTATGAAGTGGTCGATCAGACGCCTCCGTTTACAGCGCATCGTTATGGTTGGACGGATCTGCGTCAGGCTGACATCGCGAGTGGCCGTGATGGCTATTATATTCGTATGCCGAAGCCTGCACCGTTGGATTAAAGGAGTGAGTATATGTTCAAGAAACTCTGGGAAGGAGTAAAAAAGATGACTGAGAAAACGATCAACATGCTTCTTAAAGCCGAAAACAAGAAGCTGGCTATGCAACTCGTTGGTGTGTCCTTAATCGGCAGCGGTGTTGCCGGAGTTGGTCTTTTGTACTTGGCATCTAAGATGTAATCATCATGATCTCAACGAAAAAGGAATTCTATAGCGATCCGTCAACGTTATATTTGGTGAAATCCCGCATCGAGACGCTCAAGCGTATGGCGGACCGTTACGGACGTATTACGGTGCACGACGTGCAACTGATATTCGGTAAACTCGATGGCGATTGGACGACTTTGGAAGCAGTCTCGCATGGATGGAGCAACACACGATTCTTCATTCCTATCTGGCTGAAAGATGGATGGTATGTTATCATGCCGAATCCTAAGAAATTTTAAGAAAGGGTAAAAAGCACAATGAAACTCTCTACGAAGGCTATTGCCAATACGGCAAAGTCTATATTTTATCGCTCCAAGTTCTTCATTCGGAAGAATTCTCCTCAGATTCTCACCGGCGCCGGTATCGCACTCGGTGTTACGTCCACGGTTATGGCCTGCAAGGCAACTCTTAAGGTCACGGAAGTCGTGGAATATCACGAGACCATGAAACAGAACATTGAAGATTCTGTCGGTGGTAAGCTGGAAGACGGTGGCACCTATACCCGTGAGCTGGCGGATGCGGATCAGAAGATCCTTGTCCGTATGACCGCATGGAAGGTCATCAAGCTCTATGCTCCGGCCGTTGGTGTTGGTGCTCTCGGCATCACTTCGATCCTCTATGGCCACAAGATCCTCTCCAAGCGTAATGCATCTCTGGCGGCGGCCTATCAGCTTCTCGATAAGGGATTCAAGGAGTATCGTCAGAATGTCCGCGATCGCTATGGTGATGAGGTCGACAAAGAGCTTCGCTACGGCCTCGTGAAAGAGAAGGTCGAGGAGGAGACGATCGATCCCGAAACCGGTAAAAAGAAGAAGACCAAGAAAGAGGTTACCGTTCTTCCGGACGGTCGTGTTCCTTCGGTCTATGCTCGCATTTTCGATGAGCTCAATGACAATTGGGAGAAGGATGCCGAGCTGAATCTCTTCTTCATCAACGGCCAGCTCAACTATTGGAATCATATTCTCCAGACAAGAGGATACGTATTCCTGAATGAAGTCTATAAAGCTCTCGGATTTGATCCGACGAGGGCCGGTCAGCATGTGGGTTGGTATTATGATGCTAAGAACCCCAAGTCTGATAATTATATCGACTTCGGTATCTATGATGTAAATCGTCGTGGCGCTTCTGATGCAGCAAGGTTTGTCAACGGTATGGAGCGTAGCGTACTTCTCGACTTCAACGTTCAGGGTCCTATCGATTCTCTGATCGGCGAAGAAATTTAACATAAGGAGGCCCCGTTATGGGACACATTAGAAAAAGTCTGCGTGAATGGTTTGTATCTGGTTTGGTTGGATTGGCGTTAGGGCTCGTTGTTGGCTCTAGCGCTACCACCATGCATGAGTTGGTGACCTATGAGGAGCCTATGGCAGAGCCGGTTCACATGCAGACTGAAGAAGTGGCAATGCCCGAAGCCCCTCTCTCAGCGGCTGATTTATATTTGGAAGCACCACGATTCGTTGGCCTCGAGAACTACAGTGAGTACGAGATCGAGATGTTGACACGAGTCACGTATGCCGAGGCAGGGAACCAATCGGAATACGGTCAACGTTTGGTCGTCGATACGATACTAAATCGAGTAGACAGTGAACGCTTTGCTGGGGATGATATTTTGTCGATCCTTACGGCAAAGAACCAATTTGACTGTGTCGCTACCGGAGCAATCTATTGCTATCCGGAATGGGACTCCATTCGTTGGTTGGTGATTGAAGAATTATGTGATCGGACGAATTCGGACGTTATCGCATTTCGAACTAATCGATACCATAACTGGGCAACGCCAGCCTTTAAAGAAGGCGACCACTATTTCTCGATTTGAGGAAGGAATGATATTCATGAAGGCAAGACTGAAGAAATTCTGGAGGGCTGTTAAAATGACAACTGAAAAAGCCATATCTGTTGTTTTAAACAGTAAGAATATGGAAAAAGCCGCAAATGTTGTTGGCTTATTTTTAATCGGAGGCGGTATCGGTAGCGTTATTATCGGAATCGGTTTGATGCATACGGCTCCGAAACTCGCTTAAGGAGGTAAACCATGAAAGAATCTGTTACGAAAAAAGTGTTCAATCGTGATCGGTTTGTTCTTGGATTTATTCTGATTGCGTGGGGTTTTGCTAAGATCATTACCTCGCATTATACTGAAACGGTCGAGGTCAAAGACGATTCTAATAAGGAGGAAAGCGTATCGTGAAAAACGTTATTTGGTTCGCTCTCGGTGCTATCGCTGGCGCTGCAGGCGGATATTACTACGCCTATCGTAAGGCAGAGGCTCGTGCCGATGAAGAAATCGACGAGATGCGCGAGTATTATCGCGATAAGATCAATGCAATGGCCGATAAGGAGGAGCAGTCTGATTCCAATCCGGAAAAGGAATCCTCTCCTCTGGAGCATGTCGTGGAGCAGCGTAAGTCTGTCGAAGAGGAGATTACTGAGGCTTACGAGAAGCGCCGTGTCAACTACGGCAAATACTTCACTCCGCTCAATGCTCCTCCTCAGGACAGGGGTGATATCGAGCAGGATCCTTACAAGGATAAGGAAATGAACGCTTACGGCGGAATCTACCTCATCGCTCCCGAGGAATTTGGTCGAGAAGATGGATACTCGGAAGTCAGTCTGACTTGGTATGAGGGCGATAAGGTCCTTGCTGACGAAGAGGATGATCCGGTCGACAACATTTCTGAGGCCATCGGTGAGGTCTTCATGGGCCACTTCGGTGATTTCCAGGAAGGCGTCTGTCACGTACGTAACGAGAATACGATGACTGATTACGAGATCACGCTGGATGAGCGTTCTTATGATGCGATCTATCCGGAGCGTCACATTCATGAGCTGGAGGTTGACGAGTAAATGACCAGAGCTGATGCACTGCACGAGCGTTACTTCCAGTGGATGTGCGGTCTCGTGATGGGTGATCAGCAGTATTCAAGGAATCTATCGTATGAAAAACTCATGCGTCATTTAGATGCTCGAGCATTCACATGGATCATCCCAATGGATGAATACAGAGCAAGACATGGCGTAGATTTGCGGTATGATTTTGGTTATGAAAATCACTATCCGGATCGTACAATAGAGCATTTGCTTGATATTCGAGAGTGTTCTATTCTGGAAATGATGGTAGCCCTCGCCAGAACATGTGAGGAGCGAATTATGGAAGATGATACAGTCGGTAATCGAACCGGTCAATGGTTTTGGAATATGATTGTTTCTCTTGGGCTTGGTTCAATGAGCGACAGCCGATATAATGAGAGAGAAGTTGATCGTATTCTTGATATTTTCCTGAATCGCACTTATGAGGCTAACGGACGAGGAGGACTATTCACAATTGAAGATTGTCCTTATGATCTTCGAGCTGTGGACATCTGGTATCAGATGATGTGGTACCTGAATACGATTTTGTAAAGGAGACACCAACATGGATGAAAAAAAGATGGCCGAAGAATTTGCCAAGATTTGGAAGGCCGTAGGCGAGAACAGCGGTGCGATTATTGAGACCAATAAGGATCTCAAAAACTTGGCTAATTATCAGGCATCGCTCGCTCGTCACTACAGTCGTCATATCGATATTTTCAACGAGAATGTTGATATCACGAACCAGAATTTTCACATGCTTAAAAAGTATGCGAAGCGTCAGAACATCATTATTATCGCCGGCATCGGCGGATTCCTGTATCTCTGCAAGAAGATCCAGAAACTGGAGGACGCTACAAAGAAGGAGTAAGGCATGGATTTCTTGATGGTCGCCACCAGATGTCCTAGAGGTGGAGGCATTGAGGTATATCCGAAATTCATCGTCTCGAAATCAAATGATCTGATGATTCGAGGCGGCGCGTTCTACGCGATTTGGGATGAAGAAAAGCGTCTGTGGTCGACTGATGAATATGATGCAGTCCGCCTAATTGACGCAGAACTTGACCAATTTGTCAAGGACAATTATCCCAATACGCCTGGAATCCGAGTTCTTCATCTATGGGATTCGGAAACGCGCATGATCGACCGGTTTCATACATTCTGTCAAAGGGATATGCGAGATTCGTTCCATATGCTCGATGAGAAATTGATATTTGCCAATACCGATGTCAAGAAGCGAGACTATGCATCGAAGAAACTCCCGTATCCCTTAGAGGATGGTGAATGCCCGAGTTATGACAAACTCATGTCTACTCTGTATGATCCAGAAGAGCGACATAAGCTCGAATGGGCAATCGGAGCAATTGTATCTGGTGACTCCAAGACAATCCAGAAATTCGAGGTGCTGTATGGTCCAGCAGGTAGCGGTAAATCAACCGTTATCAACATTATACAGCAACTGTTTGAAGGGTACTATGCGGTATTTGATGCAAAAGCATTGGGTAGCGCAAATGCAGCCTTTGCTCTGGAATCGTTTAAAACCAATCCGTTGGTGGCCATTCAGCACGATGGCGATTTATCTCGAATAGAAGACAACACTCGACTGAACAGTGTCGTTTCTCACGAACTTATGACAGTGAATGAGAAATTCAAGTCTGCCTATTCGAGTAAATTCAAAGCATTCCTATTTATGGGAACCAATAAACCGGTAAAGATCACGGATGCGAAGTCTGGTCTCATTCGACGACTCATCGACGTGTCTCCATCCGGTCGTAAGGTTCCCACACGAGAATACAATCAGCTCGTCAAGCAGGTTGAATTCGAATTGGGTGCTATTGCCACGCGCTGTTTGAATGTCTATATGGAGTCTCCTGGATATTATGACGGATATGTACCGACCTCCATGCTTGATGAAAGTAATGATTTCTACAACTTTGTTGCGGATTCGTACTTTATCTTCAAGAAAGAGCCTTCTACGTCCCTCAAACAAGCTTGGGAGATGTATAAGACCTATTGCGAGGAAGCAAAAATGCAATTCCTGCTCAATAAGCGTAACTTCAAATCAGAGATGAAGAACTATTTCGAAGAGTATTATGATCGAACTGCTCCGGAAGGGAAAGAACCGTTCACCTTCTATGGGTTTAAGATCGAGAAATTCGACTCTATCACTACTGCGGAAAAGCCGGAAAAGAAGAAGAAAAATGCTGAACCGGACGAATCGTGGTTGAAGTTCCGTGAGCAGCCGTCCATCTTTGACATGGAATGCAAGGATTGCTTCGCGCAGTATGCGAGCGACAACGAGACACCCATGAAAAAGTGGTCAGATGTTCGAGTAACACTGAAAGATGTCGATACTCATCGTCTTCATTATGTGAAGGTTCCAATCCATCACATCGTGATCGACTTTGATATTCCGGACCAAGATGGAAAGAAGTGCTTCGAAAAGAATTTGGAAGCCGCCAGTAAGTGGCCTCAGACTTATGCAGAACTCTCTAAGTCTGGAGCCGGAATTCACCTCCATTATATTTATACAGGAGATCCGGAGAAGCTAAGTGCGGTCTATGAGGACCATGTGGAAGTTAAGGTATTTTCGGGCCTGAGTAGCTTGCGAAGAAAGTTGACAAAGTGCAACAACCTTCCGATTGCAAGCCTGAGTTCGGGCTTGCCGTTGAAAGGAGATGGTAAAGTGATCAACTTCGAAGGAGTGAAATCAGAGAAGGAACTGAGAACCAAGATCCGCAGAAACCTCAATAAGGAGTATCATGCGGCAACAAAGCCTTCTGTTGATTTCATCTACAAAATCCTGGAAGATGCCTACAATAGCGGACTTCACTATGATGTGACGGACATGCGAAACGCAGTCCTTGCATTCGCGGCCAACAGTACCAATCAGGCGAATTATTGCATCAAGCTCGTCAATAAGATGCGATTTAAGTCTGAAGAACCATCCAAGCCGGGAGAAGATGGAGACCAGCCGATCGTATTCTACGATGTTGAGGTATTCCCGAATCTCTTCTTGGTCAACTGGAAGGCGCAAGGTGCTGGTAAGCAGGTTGTCCGCATGATTAACCCCAAGCCAAAAGAGATCGAGGAACTCATCAAGTTCAAGTTGGTTGGATTCAACTGCCGTCGTTACGATAACCACATTCTCTATGCTCGTATGATTGGATATTCGAATGAGCAGCTCTATACGCTCTCACAGAGGATTATCAACGGTTCTCCGAATGCGATGTTTGGAGAAGCGTATAATATCTCTTACACGGATGTCTATGACTACTGTGCTAAGAAGCAGAGCTTGAAGAAGTGGGAAATCGAGCTTGGCATTCACCATCAGGAGCTTGGTCTTCCCTGGGACAAGCCTGTTCCGGAAGAACTTTGGCCGAAGGTTGCGGAATATTGCGATAACGATGTTATTGCAACGGAAGCGGTCTGGGATCACACGCAAGGCGACTTTGCCGCGCGTAAGATTCTGGCACAGATTGCCAAGATGACCGTCAATGATACGACCAATCAGCTCACTACCAGAATTATATTTGGTACGAACAAACATCCGCAGGACGCCTTCAATTATCGTGACATGGGTGACGTTTCGCAGGTCTATGACGAGTTTGCGGACGTGCCCTTCGTGATGGAGAAGGAGTTCGATGACTTCACGGTATTCGACAAGCAAGGTCGACCGATATTCCCTGGCTACAAGTACAAAAATGGGAAATCGAGCTATCGTGATGTCGACGATGTTGGTGAGGGAGGCCGTGTCTCTGCAAAGCCTGGCATGTATGGGTTTATTGCACTGCTTGATATTGCATCCATGCATCCCAGTTCGGCAATTGCGGAAATGATATTTGGTGAGGTCTATACACAAAGGTTTAAGGATCTGAAAGATGCTCGTGTGGCGATTAAGCATGAGGATTGGGACACCGGTCGAGTCATTCTCGGCGGTGCTCTTGCGCCCTTTATTGATCAGTTGGTTGCGGGCACAGCCGACTTCACGAAGGATGATCTCACGCAGGCTCTGAAGATTGCCATTAACTCGGTGTATGGTCTGACCGCCGCGAACTTTGACAATCCGTTCCACGATCCTCGTAATAAGGACAACATCGTGGCGAAGCGCGGTGCTCTGTTCATGATCAACCTCGAGCATGAGGTAGAGAAGCGTGGCTATACAGTTGCTCATATTAAGACCGATTCGATTAAGATTCCGGATGCGGATCTGCATATTATCGAGTTCGTTCAGCGATATGGTAAGATGTATGGCTATGACTTTGAGCACGAGGCAACCTATGAGCGTATGTGTCTCGTCAACAATGCTGTTTATATTGCTCGCTATGCGACAGTAGAGCAGTGTTGCGACCTTTATGGTGAGGATTACGTCATGAGCAAGAAAGATATTTGCAAGGACAACAAGAAGCATCCTGGTCAGTGGACTGCTACTGGTACTCAGTTTGCTGTTCCGTACGTCTTCAAAACCCTCTTCACACACGAGGACATTGTATTTGAGGACATGTGCGAGACAAAGTCCGTGCAAACAGCACTCTATCTGGACTTCAATGAGAATCTGCCAGATGTGAGTCAGTATGAGTTGATTCGATCTCTTCGATTTAAGGATCCGGAGAAGTTAACGAGATCAGAGCAGCGTCTACTGGACGAATTCGCATCTCTTACGGACGAAATGCTTCGTGAGAAGATTGCGGAAGGCCACAACTACCAGTTTGTTGGTCGTGTTGGTCAGTTCACACCGATTAAGGATGGTGCTGGTGGTGCTATCCTTCTTCGTGAGGATGCCAACAAGATGAAGAAGACTGGTGAACAAGAATTCGCCTCCGCTACTGGTGCCGATGGCTATCGATGGATGGAATCCGAGATGGTTAAGGTGAATCACAAAGAGGCAGACATCGATCGAACCTACTATGACTATTTAGTCGGCAATGCTCGCTATGAGATCGCACAGTATGGTGACGTCGAATGGTTTGTTTCGGACGATCCTTATACACCGGAGCGCATTCATCCTTGGGAGACCGCTGAGGACGATGCCAAAATATTCGCCGTAAGGTAGTTCACGCGAAATAAACAACTCCTGTAATGGAGGTGATATGAATGAGATCTATTGTTCTATATGGATTGAAATCAGAAAAGGAAGCCTATCAGTGTACTCGTTACGAGATTCTCGGATGCGAGCGCATGAGCGTGACAGATTTACTGTTCACTGCCGGAGACTTTGCTGACCATTATGGGGTCAACACAGTTTATGCTGTGAACGATCATCACGGTCTGCGTGATCATTATCGTGAGTCGATTCGAGAGGGTCACACTGAGCAGGATTCCATCGACTTCAAACTGTACTTGGAGCAAACAGGCGTTCGTGTCTATTAACCAAATAAGAGAGATCTAGATATTCTAGGTCTCTCAACTTTTGAAATTTTGAAAGGAGATTCGTCATGGCTAACCGTGTCGAAAGAATTCTCGAGATCCCCAATGCACATATTTTCTATCGCAATTTCTCTGGCGTAGAGAAGAAGTACAATCTGGCCGGCAACCGAAACTTCTGCGTTGAAATCCCCGAAGACGCAATGGTCGATGATGTTCCTCTTTACCAGGTTCTTCTGGAAGAGGGCTGGAATGTTCGCCTGATGCCTCCTCGTAATGAGGGCGATGCACCGATGCATTATATTCAGGTGAACGTCAGCTACAAGAACTACCCTCCGAACATCTGGATGATCGCTGGTCGTCGTAAGACTCGTCTGGATGAGGGCAGCGTCGATTCTCTCGATTATGCCGAGATCAGAACCGTTGATCTGGTGATCAATCCCTACAACTGGGAGCCTGGTCGAGTTAAGGCCTATCTCAAGACGATGTACATCGAGATCGTGCAGGATGCATTCGCGGACAAATGGGCGGCCCTCGAAGGACCGGATATGTGAGGAGGTGCGTCATGGTTTACTATGAAAACAAGTATACCAATCGCATTTTCGACGACAATGCCCTGAAGTTTGCCAAGGAAGTCTACGGTGATCAGGTCGATCAGGACATCGAGTGCGGATATTTGCGTAAACTCGATTCCGAGCCGGACTGCGTAACCCTGATTCGCAGGGCGTCCTTCTCTACGGCAGTTCGCCGTTATATGGAACTCAACAACGTCGGCTACAAGGAAGCCCAGGCTGGTGTTCGCAAGATCGTCGATACGATGAGCGGCACCAAGAAGAAGCATAAGCATACCAAGAAGAACAAGGAGGAAAATAAGAATGTCTGATCGTAAGTTTGTTCGTAACGCTCTCCGCCTGGAGGCTCGTCACAAGGGTGTTAAGGAAAGCGCCTATGTCCGCAAGAGTTGGAATGAGCTCCAGATCGAGAAGATCGGCGCTACGGCTCGTAAGATCCATCAGGCTATCGGTACGGCGCCTCGCCGTCTTTGGAAGTTCCGTATTCAGAGCGTTGTCGAGGGCTAATCCCGCGAAATAAACAGCCTCTGTTATGGAAGGAGTTGATATTATGTTGAAATGGTGGATCAAATTCAAGAATGAATGGCTCGATTATATCATACTTGGTATACTCGGGTTAGCACTTGTGTGTTGGTTTAACATGGATGCAATTATGCTCGCAACAGGACGTTGAGACCGAACTAGGTCTCTTCGTTCTTCGCGATTTTTACAACTCCTATAATGGAGGTGAATATATGAAATGGTTAGCTGAGTTTTTAGACAGAATTGCAGAATTCCTAATAACGGGACTGATCTGTACGATTCTGGCAGGAATGTGGATTTACGTATTGTTATATATGTAACCTCATGGAGGAGAGATCTGGATATTCTGGGTCTCTCCTTTTACGCTCCCTTAGCTCAGCTGGTTAGAGCAGTCGGCTCATAACCGAATGGTCCCGGGTTCGAATCCCCGAGGGAGCACCATCCATATTTTTAAAAAGGAGGAAGCGCATATGGCTGAGAACAAGAAGGAGGTTTACTTCAATTATTTTTGTTGTAGTTGCAAGTATGCTCCAAGAAAGGAATCGAAAGATCCTTGTAATGATTGTCTGAACCAGCCCTGGAACACGGACAGTCACAAACCGGTCAATTATGAGGAGGCGAAGTAATGGAAACCGATTATCTGTCTTATCCGCACCGTTGCCGTAACTGTGAGTATGCCGACGAGCTCAAAAACTACAAAGCCGGCATCACAACCTATAAGTGCGAGAAAACGGGACTCATTGTCGAAGGAAGTCGAATCCCGGAATGCTATGCCTGCACATTCTTTAAGGAGCGAGCAGTATGAAAGCAAAAGAATATTATGATAAGTATCAAAGCGTCATCGTTGTCGGGCTGAAGGGCAAGAAAGTCGACCCGATTCAGGAACTGGTGGCGGAACTCTATAACGAGACGATCCAGCTGATTGCGAATTCAAAGTCGCATGCTGATTCGGCGGTTGTCGGCATTTGCAAGCAGCAGTGCCAGAAATTCGATCGCATTGCGGAACTATTTGAACGCGATTACGGACGTCGGATTCTGAAGAAAGGTGGTTTCAACACCACCCTTATGAAACGAATTCCTGAATTGGAGGGTCGGCTATGATCATCCGAGCGATTAAGATCAATGAGGATGGATTCTGCGAGAAGTGTCCGTATCAGGAAACTCAGGATACACCGAGTCGATCCACGTGCATTTCCTGTCGAATGAAGGAAAAGGATCCTCGACTCATCCTTTCGGAACTCGGAGTCGTTTCTCACTTGGGGGCCAAGTATCTTGTGTGTTGTGATAATGCCGGTTATATCGACTACGAACTCCCGGAACATCTTCGAGTGATGATTATTGAAAAATGATTCGAGGAAATCTAACCGATTATCAGCTCGAGGCAATCGGGAAGATGTTCAACGGATGCATCCTCAATGGCGGTGTTGGTAGTGGTAAATCCAGAACATCCATTGCTTACTATTATATTCGTAATGGTGGACAATTAGAAAAGGAAAAAGATCCCGGGATGAAAAATCCGAAAGATCTTTACATTATCACAACTGCCAAAAAGCGAGATACCTGTGAATGGGAAGCAGAGTTTCCGTATTTCTTAATGTCAACCGATCCCGAAGTTAGTCGATATAAGAACAAGATCGTCATTGATTCATGGAACAACATACATAAGTATGAAACCGTGAGTGATGCCTTTTTTATATTTGATGAACAACGATTGGTCGGAACTGGAGCTTGGACAAAGTCATTCCAAAAGATTGTTAAACAGAACGAGTGGATATTGCTCACGGCAACCGCTGGCGATCAATGGACCGACTATGCTCAGGTGTTTATTGCCAATAGATATTTCCGAAACATTACAGAATTTCGGAATAATCATGTTGTCTATAATCACCACGTTGACTTTCCGCAGATCGATCGCTACATCAACGAGGGTCGACTCATTCGACTTCGAAACCATTTGCTCATTCCAATGGATTTTGAACGCGAAACCGTACGTCATAACCAAGACATTCACGTCTCCTATGATGCGGTAGCGTACCATGATATTTGGAAAAATCGTTGGAATTATGAGAAAAATGAGCCGATGAAGTCTGCTTCGGAAGTCTGTTTTGCAGTGCGGAAGCTTGTAAACTCTGATGTATCCCGTCAAATTGCGGTATTGGAGCTCTTTGAGGATCATCCGCGAATGATTATCTTCTATAGCTTCGATTACGAGCTTGATATTCTGAAAGGACTATTTGAAAATGTGGAGTCTTGTGATACCGCTGAATGGAACGGGCATAAGCACCAGCCCATACCAGAAAGTAGCTCCTGGGTCTACTTGGTACAATATACTGCTGGATGCGAAGGCTGGAATTGTATCAAGACGGACACAATTGTATTCTACTCTCAGACCTACTCATATAAAGTGCTCGAACAGGCCAGGGGTCGGATTGACCGACTCAACACACCTTTCCGGGACCTCTATTACTATCACCTTAAATCCAGAGCTGGAATTGATTTAGCAATTTCACAAGCTCTAGCGAAAAAGAAGACCTTTAACGAAGGTCAGTTCTTTGAAAGGAGAACAAAAAATGCTCTATAACTTCATTCAGATTCTAATCGCGTTGTCCGCGTTGGCATCGGTATTGAGTCTTATCTGGATTTCTCAGTCGGACATCGATGATAAGCCGATCATTCTTCTGACGATCACGGCATTCGGTTGCATCATTGCGTTTGCGCTCACGATCGTTTGGGCAGGAGGTTGGGTTGGATGAGTCAGATTATTGTCAACGTTATCGTCGCCATTCTGGGCATGGCAATTGGATTTACTGTCTGCTCTAAGGTGGTTGCAAATGGCCTATTCCAGAAATTCTATTCCGGATTCCTGAATGTGACGATCGACCCTGAGGACGGGCAAGTCTATATGTCACTCGGACTGGACAAGCACCCAAAAGATATTTGCAAATCCAAATTTGCTCTCTTTTGCATCAATCAAATCGACCCTTCCAAAGAGGACACGCAAAATAAACAAACTCCTTAATGGAGGTAACTCTAATATTTGAAAGGAGAGAAATTATGGAGGATAAACGTAATTTGCTGGAGGATCAGATTGAGGCGCATCTGAAGAAGATGAAGACCCTTGATCCTGGAAGCGAAGAGATGGGAAAGGCAACAAGAGAGCTTGATACTCTGTATAAGCTTGCTCAGGAGGCGGATGCTGATAAGAGGAAGGCTCTTGCCGAGGATGAAGAGGTCGTTCGAAATGAACGCCGATTCGAACTCGAGCAGGAGAAGTTCGCATATCAGAAGAAGCAGGATCGAGTCAAGTCTGGCATTGAGATCGGCGGTTTGTTGCTCGGAACAGGAACGAGCATCTGGGCATTTCTAAAAGGCATGAAGTTCGAAATGGATGGCGTCTTCAAGACGACCACGGTTAAGAACGTGTTCAACAAAATTCTGAAGTTCAAGTAACCCAGTTACAACCGAAAGGGGTAGACCAAACAAGGTCTATTCCTTTTCTGGTTGGATTGCGGTTGGATATTTTAAAGGAGGTTTTTGAAAAAATGTTCGGATGGTGCTATGGGTTCACAATCGACAAGGATGCTCCGCCTATTACAAAACCGAATCTCATCACCGGCGAAGGACGAGCTCGCGTTCGTGGACTAGACAAAGTCGAAGCGAATCATAAGAAGCATCTTCGAAAGAAGACGAAAATGGCTAAGGCATCGAAAAGGAGGAATAGGACATGACTGTAATCTTCCGTCCACATTGTGGCAACTGCGGATATGAATTCGAAGAGATCCTTGCTACAGCAGATGAGAAATCGCCATTCGGTCCAGTATTTGAGCCTTGCTGCTGCCCAAAATGCAAGGCACCACTTAAGAGTGTCATATATTTTACCACCACCAAGGACAAAAAGTCCATCCAATACAGGAAGGAATCTGCTGATAATTACGCAAAGGAGCTCGAAGAGAACTATGAAACACGATAAAATCATTCTTTTGGTCGGTCGTTCCGGCTCAGGCAAGTCTACGGTGGCGGATATTCTCAGTCGCCAGTACGGACGATCCATACTTCCTTCCTACACAACGCGTCCAAAACGCTTTGAACGGGAAGAGGGCCACATCTTCGTCAACAACATGTTCTACGAGAAGGTCTCTCGCTCGAGAGATATTGTGGCATACACCTACTTCGATAAGCATCACTACTGGGCGACCGCACAGCAGGTCAATGATAATGATATTTACATCATTGATCCGGACGGCGTCGCATTCTTCCGCTCCCATTACTTTGGACCGAAGCAAGTCATTGTTGTCTGGTTGGATTGCGGTTGGATTGTCGCATTAATGCGTATGGAAAATCAGGGACGTTCTCCAGATGAGATCGATCGACGAATCGTGAATGACAATGTTGTATTCTTCGACCCGGTTACGGTTGCCCCGAATGTGATCCTACACACCGACAACCATTCTCCTGAAGAGATCGCTGCACAAATCGAGGAGGTCTTAGAGGCGTGATCAAACTGGATATTCATGACTATTGCAATGACTGTGATGGATTTGAGCCGGTCTTTACGCCTGGTGATAAACTCTATCACGACTGCAATACGGAACCGATTCGGACGGATGGAATTGTCCGTTGTCGCTACCACAAACGTTGTGCTTCCATTGAGAAGTACCTGACCAAGAAATTGCCATGTCAATCTTAACATTTGTTCCTTGTGTGACACCATTTGTAGAGTGTCGCAATTGCGATAATTTCGCACCTATTGTTCGTATGTGTCTAGTGGACAGCGGACTCGATGGGCCAATGCCTTGCAAGTCACGATATATGTTCATGGAATGTCGAAATAAACAGCACTGCCGGACGGCCATGGAAGAAGAAAACTACGAAGAAAACGAAAATTAAACGGATAAAAGGAGAAAAGAAATGATGGATAACGCTACTTTTAGAGAAAATATGAATGCCGTAGCTGTAGCTGCGAGCAAAGTGTCGACCCAGGCCAATCAGGCCCAGGAACCCGGAATTCACGACCTTCTCGCTTGTCTGGGCGATCTCGCAAAAGAAAACCGGGGCCTCAGCTATCAGATTCGAGATAATCTCTTTGGTCTGATTCCGACTGAGGGCAATTCTTGTGAGAAAACGATCGGTTGCGCAAAGGACGCTATCGAGGATTCCATTGAGCGACTCCGTGAAACAAATGATATTCTTCGCTATGTCATTGATCATCTATAAAGGAGGAAAGCAACATGATCTTTTGGTTAGTTTTATTATTAATCGTCGTTTGTCTTGGGCTGGCCGTTTATTCGGAAAAACATGGTGGTTATTCGTGGCTGTTTCTCGGGATCGCTTTGATAAGTTTCATCGTGGCTACTGTGATGTTGATGGAAATCATTTCTGAAAATACCAATGTCGATGCATACGTCGCGGAGAATCAGATGCGATACGAGATGCTGGTGTATCAGTATGAAAATGATATTTACGACAACGACAATGACCTTGGTAAGCGTGATCTGATGGAAGATATTCAGGAATGGAATGAGGATCTCGCGTATTATCGTGAGGCGCAGGATGATTTCTGGGTCGGTATCTTCTATCCAAATGTTTATGACCAATTTGAATTCATTGAATTGAAGTAAAGGAGAAAGAACATGAACTACATCATTAATCCGAGCTGGTTCTATTGGTTGGGTGTTGTCAATTCCATGCGTTGCTTTATGCTCGTTGCGTTCATCGTGGCCGTCATTATCGTTGGCGTGGCGCTGATCGTCATTCCGGTGAATGTAAAGTTGATTCAGGACTATCCCAGCATAAGTGATGACGAAAGAAAAGCTGTTCGATTCTTCACAAAAGCACTGAAAGTCGCAATCGGCGTGTGTATCGTTGCAGGCTTGTTCTTAGTGTTTGTTCCTTCTAAGGAAACGCTCATCGAAATGATGGTCGCTAAGCAAGCCACCTATGAAAACGCCACCTGGACAGTTGATGCGTTAAAGAGTGCCGTGGATTATGTCGTTCAAGCTATCCAGAGTCTGAAGTAAAGGAGAAGGATACGATGAAATGGGAGGAATCTTAAATGACCGGACCCGAACGAGACAAACTCATCGAGGAGAATCTACAACTCGTCTGGTATGTCATGGCCCATTATTATCCCAGTACAATCAATTCGCCAGAGCGAGAGGACTTCTTCCAGATCGGTTGCATCGGATTGATATTTGCCGCCAATAATTATGAACCTGGTTCTGTCAAGTTCAGCACATTTGCAGCAAGGAATATTCAATGCCGACTCAGAAATGAACTCCAAAGTCGTTATAGTCAATGCCGTACCGGTGAGACTTGTTCATTAGATGCGCCCATTCAAGAGTTTACAGATGGAACCATGGATATTCTCGGTACGATATCAGATGAGCGTTGGAATCCAGATCATCAGGTTTACGATTTAGAGAAGTTTGAAGCGACTCTCACAGAAACCCAACTAGTGATATTTAAGCTGATGGTCGATGGGTTTAATCAATCACAGATTGCGGAGAAACTTGGATGTTCTCGCCAGAACGTCGCTCAACAGATAGACCGTATCCGGTGTGAATTCGCTGAATTCTATAACTCTCCCGAATGGTATACTGGGAAACTTAAAACCAAACAAGAAAGGAAGACTTAGGGAAAATGATTGATTTTATCACAAAACTGGAAGCGCTTTTCGTCCAGTGCGACGTGGACTGGTCTATCGACTACAATCCTGTCGACAAGCATTACTACGTAACAATTGACGGCGACACAGTTCGCCTAGAAAAGGTGGTTCACAATGCTTAACGTAACAAACACAGAAGTCTTTGGATGGCAGGCTGCGATTCGTGGAATGCGAAATCCTAAAAACAGCTGGGATAGAAGTGATAGCGGATGGCATGGCGAATTTATTTATGCAACGGGTATGCCTATATGGGATATCGGTCCTAATGACCTCACTCTCATGAAGAAGCTCATCGCCGCAGGCTCTGACCACAGTAAATTCATGCGTATGATCCACGTCCAGTGTGACTGGGAAGCCCCTCTCTACTGGTGGAAAGAAGCCGATACGTACAAGGTCGGAACGGTCCGGAACTCCTGCAGCACAATGCATAAGATCATGGAACATGAGTTTACATTTAAGGATTTCGCTTGCGAACATCTGGAACGTAGATCGTCTTTAACTCTCAAACGAGTCATTGATGATTTGAACTATTATCGCGAATATTATCTTTCTGTGAAAGAGCAAAACGTTCCTGGAGCAGATACAAAAGCAAAAGAAATCTGGTGGCAGATCATTCAGCTTCTCCCCTCGAGCTACCTGCAGAAGGCCACGATGGATTTCAACTATGCTGTTCTACGCAACATGTATCATGCTCGTAAGGCTCATAAGCAGGATGAATGGCGGGCGGACTTCTGCAACTGGGTCAAAACGCTCCCGTATTCTGAGCTGATTACCATGACCAAGGAAGAACTGCTGGAGAGCATTAAGGAGGAATAACGATGTTCACTAATCTTGATGCATCTCTTTTGGATATAGTCCCAAGCGATTGTAAACTATGTATCGAACGAAGCTTCGGATATATCTATTTAACCCTTCGTCAAGGGATTCGAACGCAAGCGGTTCGGATTCATTCCAATGAGAGACCGACGGATGAAAACTTAAAAGCCGCCATTGCATTTATGGTGGATGAGATGAAAAAGGAGGAATAACGATGTGTAAAAACTGTGTTCACGAAAACGTATGTCGATACAAGACGGAGTTCGAGAATCTGAAAAATGATATCGCCAAAGTCACTCCAACGTGGGCTCCGAATCGCTATGCCATCTCCATCGAGTGTAAAAATTTCCGTAAAGGGACTATCGTGCAGAGGCCGGCTGTCTACAACCAACTTGTCGTCGGTGACAGATCAAGAAATTCTGTGGAAAAGGAGGAAAATTAATGTCCATTCGTATTGACTATCTTAGCAATGGTAAGAAAGCGCTATATTGCGTGAGAAACGCCGGTGTTACACCGAGCACATATGAAACTTACGAGAAACTCGAGGATATTCCTGAGTCTATTCGTCACTATGCTCCAAAGGGCGAACCTGATATGACAACTCCAGATATCGCTCAGTTCCTCGGTTTTGGACCGGATTTATTTCCGGAATATGAGAACAAATGCATGTATAATGGGCTTCGTTCAATGGCCTGTATCGGTCCTGGTTGCCGGCAAATCGGAGACGGTAATCCCACACATTGCGCTTATTGGATTGAAAATAAGGAGGAAGCACGATGAAAAACTTTATCGCTCGTTTCAAGAAAGCTTGGGCCGCCTTTGTTCGAACTTGGAAGTTCGAGAAGGATATCGGCTCAACAACAGAACGCGTTCGAAATGAAGTGGAATACGCCATCGACTGTGAACGAAAGGAAGCCATCGAAGAAAACGACGATACCTTCCTGGATTACATCATTGAATGCTATCGCTCCGCTTTGCGAGCCTATGAAACCATGGCGGCCGATGGCCATTCTGGAATGAGTTGGGGGCTGACTCGTCAGATCTTTGCTCGTTTGGCTGAAGGAAAGCCCTTGAAGCCTCTGAATTCTTTGGTAGATCGGCCGCAGGAATGGATTCCGAATAATAATTTTGAAGATGATATCGCCAGATTCAATAACAAACGTTATGGTCCGCTTCTTTGTGAGTTGACCAAAAATGGTAAGTTCTATCATGATGTCGATCACTGGAGATTTTATGAGCTTGATAATCCGGATGTTCCTTGGTATTGTGGGTCTTTGTCTCGCTATATGGATGAGCATTATCCGATTACGTTCCCTTATAATCCGGTTAGTATCGATGTCCGCATCGAAGAGCTTCTGACCGATCCGGCTCATGGTGACTATGACGCACAGCGGATTATTGACTTTGTTGATCCGGAAACGGGTGAGGTCGTCAAGGTCGATGCGTGCTTCGCTCTCTCTGACGAAGAGGATAAAATGGTCGAGGTCAGTAAAAAGAAGTGGTATGCTCTTCGCAGAAAGCATGCCGAACGTCTTGCAACGGCATTAACAAAGAAAGAGGAATCGTTATGAAAGTTATAATGATTATCAGCGGACTTGCGATCCTCATTATACTTTTGACCATGTTGGGTTGCTATCTTTACTACTACAAGGAAGACCAGAAACTAGATCGTGAGTTCGAGCACACTTTAGCTCATCTTAAAAATCTCCGAGCAAAAAAGTGGTGCCTCGATACCATTGATCGAGCATTAGACGATGCTCTATTTTGGAACGATCTCTCTACGATTTATCTAGAAGCTGGATTATTGTACGAAGGTCGGACATACTACAGCATGGCCTATGATATTTTAGATGGTATCGCTGGCCGGTATGATAAGCCAATTTTTTATATTCCTCGAGGATCTAAGGCCGGTTAAAACGACAACAGATATTTGAAAGGAGTAACGATGGAAACTAGAATTGAAAACTGGAACGGGTATGATATTCGTTTCGTAAACCTCGATGGGGACTGGTATGCGGTTCTCAAGGATATTTGCGATGCACTTCGTCTTCAAACGAAAGATGTTGCAGAAAGAATTCCAACCGAATGCATCGAGAGAATCCTGGTTGAAAAATCGGATTCAACATCGGTAGAACCGACTTTGGATCGGCATGAAGCGGCGGTTGGTCTTACAAAAGCCATGATCGGAAAAGATCTGGGACGAAAGCGTGGCGATTGGAAGACTCACTGGATGTTGGCAGTAAACGAATCCGGTATCTACGAAGCGCTCTTCGCTTCTCGTAAGCTGGAGGCTCGTAAGTTCCGTCAGTGGACGGCCGGAGTTCTGGGGAAGCTTCGGAAGACCGTTGGCCTGGAGGGCTATGAAGTGCTGAGGATGACTGATCCGGACGTGCAGTCTCAGATCGATTATATTCTCGATTCTCTTTACTACGACGAGGAGACTGGGAAGGTCATGCGGTCTGTTACGGTTGCCGGCGGTGATGTTGAACAGGAGGAATTCCTATGACAAGGAAAGAATGGATTGAAAAGAACCTTCCGGCATACATCAATCGTAATGCTGGTGGTGGTGTGGTCGGTTGTCCTAGGACTTATCGTGAACTCGCCAGAATTGATCCGAGTGTGATTATGAGCAACTGCAAGAACAGGGGAATCACGTGCACGGAATGCTGGAATATGGAGCTGAATGTTAAGGAAGAAAGGAAAGAGACAATGACTCGCCGAGAATTTGTAATCAAAAACTACGGAAAAGAGGTTGCGAACGACGCTATCCCCTGCGGAATTCATGGTTGTCCGGCAATGTTCAAAGATCTTGTTGCACTCGATCCTTCATGTAACGCATTACGTATTGGTCAACCAAGCTGCAAAGATAACGGCCTCACTTGTACGGAATGCTGGAATGCACCTTTGCCTAACGTCGAGATTCGAAAGACGATGGGTGAGCCGCATATCGGAGATACATTTTATACAATTGTTCCGATTGCATTAGGGAAATATCAACTTTATATTGTTGGCGAGTTTGTAGTCAATCTGATGAGCAGTATAAACGATCGTCAAGTGAGATGTAGCGCATTTGATGATCGGCTTGCGTATCAATATACTTTCTTTTATGACCTTGTTGACAAGACGATAAACTTTAATTATGAAGTTCAACGCCAAGTTAAAAATACCCCCAATCTTGATCGGTCTCTCTTCTTAGAACGTCGAGATGCTATTGAGGCGCTCGAAAAGTGGACCGGGAATGTCGTTGACAAATCGTATTATTTCTTGAAGCAGAAAGGAGAATAACGATGACTCGTAAAGAATGGATGCTGGAGAATCATCCTAACCAAGTGTTTTCTATGGTTAGGGGAGGTGTTATCGGTTGCCCGGGCGATTATTTGGATCTTGTAGATGCTGATCCATCTGCTGTTGAGCTTCGCTCGCCCAAATGTGGTATGTACCCAGAGTGCACTGCTTGCTGGGATCAGGAGATTCCGGGAATGAAGAAAACCCGTCTGAATGGATTCCGGCTGGAAAAGGTGGAGAAAGCAGTGAAGGAACCTGAACTTTCCATCAAAGAAGCCATTGATCGGGCCACTTGTGACTGTGATACCTGCGCTCATCACGATCTTTGTCGATTTGAAGACCAATTCCGTGGGATGACGAAACAGATGTACCAGCACTGTATTGAAGAGACGGTGCGATACAATCTCCCAGAACTCGGAATTCAGATTCGGCCGCTTCATTGTAAGCGGTATGAGCCAACTCCGACTATTGAGGCACTAGATACTGCGGTATTCCAGCTGCAAGCACAACACCTGACCAATGAGCTGATTCGAAAGATCTTCGATGAAGAGCCTAAGGAGAGTAAGTAATGGATATTATGAGTCGCGTATTCCTCGTCAATGAGGTTATGCTGTATCCTCCTTCCGAACGACGGAAACTCATTTACATCCACTCCAAACTGGTCACTTCTATCGAGGCCGACTTTACTCGCCAGTGCAAGATATTTATTGCTGGCCTTGGCGGAGTGGAGGAAGAGTATCGTTTTGCCTGGGACTCAAATGCCCATCAATACCGGATGGTCGACAAATGGAACCAGCTCAGCATGATACCAGTATTCCAAAATTATGCAGAAGCTCGCAACTGGGCGGAAGCACGAATGAAGGAAGCCATTGCAGAAGGCTACATCGTGGCATTCCCGGAACGCAAGACAACCAAGAAACAGTCAAATCCACCGACGTGGAATCGAAAGGAGTAATCATATGACCCCTTGTGACAATTGCATCCATTTCCCGATTTGTAACATTCGGGAAGACTATCGTCAATTACTCATTGTTGCTGAGCCGTTGAAGAAGAAAAACCCAGCATTTGAAGTCACGGCCAACTGTAAGTATTTCCGAATCAATTATGAGAAGACTACAAGAGGAAATGAGGCGATGAATAGCTTATGATGGACATGATGGAGTACCGGCATAAAGCGATGGCCTATTTGGGCCCGCTTCCGGCCTTCTCAACACTTGCTGGCGAAGAGGAGATCTATGGTATTGGTTCAGAAGGCGCTCCGGTTAAAGTGTGCTCTAAGAGGCTTCTAGAGGCCGTTATGGGGCTTAATGGAGAGGCCGGAGAATGCCAGGAAATCGTCAAGAAGGCTATGTTCCACGGCCATGAGCTTGACATCGAGGCGCTTTTGCTGGAAGCAGGCGACGTTCTTTGGTATCTCACTGAGCTCTGCAATGAACTCGGGATCAGTGTGGACACCATTGCTAAGCTCAATCTGCAGAAACTGAAAAATCGGTATCCGGACGGCTTCACACACGAAGCCAGCCGTGAAAGAAAGGAGTAAAGAAATGATCACCCTATTATTAGCTATCGCTCTGGGCTTTGTCCTCTTAGCGGAAATCATAGACGGTTCTACGAACAAATTTGGTTTTCTCGCCGTCGTTCCTGGCGTTCTGGGTGCCGTATTCGCTATTGTATTTGGCATCTGGACTCTTTGGAACGTCATCACTGTCGCTTCAGGATTCGGCATTCAAGAGAAAATTGAAATCTACGAAGAGCAGAATGCACAAATTGAGGAGTCCATTGACGCAGCGGTTAAGGCCTATTGCGAGCATGAGCAAATCACCTATGTACAGATGTCGGACGGCGCCGTTGCGCTTGTTGCGGCTGCTTATCCAGAGCTTGCTAGTAGTGAGCTCGTCAAAACACAAATGGAGGTCTGGACGTCCAATACCCATGAACTGAAGAAAATGAAGTCGAAGCTTGTTGATTTCAACAAAGCTCGCTATTTCTTATATTTCGGAGGTGAGTTAAGTTGACTTATTGGCACGTTGAAATTACATTAGAAGGCGATAAGCGTTATGCTGCCGACATGCCGAAAACGAGTCCTGATCAGCAGGTGACGGATGTTATTCAGCAGATCTGTAATTTTGGCTATCCGGTATTTGCGGACTCAGAAACGGAATATACAGTCCTCAATTCCAAGAAAATCATCCGCATGGAGATCGAAGAGGTAACCGAATGATCAAATACTTCTTAATCGGCAATCTGATCCTCTCCGTTTTGTGCATCGCATTCCATTTCATCCGATTCGCGAACTCCGATGAGGAGAAAGAACCGATCTATTACGAGAAATTACTTCTTGAATTCGGCTATTTCTTCGCTTGCCTCGTCATTTTAGTCTTTTCCCTTCTCTTTGGTTGGATTTAACAACCCACATTTTTGATATTTTTGGAGGTTTTACCATGAAAGATTTCATTTGCTTGCTGCTTTTTGGCCCCTTCTGGCTGATTTACAAGCTCTGTCGGTGGCTCGGGAGACACTGATATGAACAAATACCAGAGAAAAGAAGCTCGAGACATCCATCGAATGATTGCATATTACCCAATTCGATATCAAATGGATGCAAAATACAAAATTGTAAGACGAAATTTTCGAAAAATGGCTCGAATTCTCTCAAAGCGGAACAAGCAAGACCATAAAGAGGTGATTCGAGGCATGTATTTGGCAAACGGACGTGACCAAACAGCTTATATTCGCCAGGATTTATTCAATACCATCTGCGTTGCCCGGGCCATCGAGGTGAAAAATGAGTAAATTTGGAGATAATTTGGCTCGGCGACGAGAAGAAAGAGGCATGACACAGCGTGAATTGGCCGAGATTTCGGGCGTTCCGAAGGGCTCCATTGGAAACTATGAGGCCGGACATTACCTCCCGCGCATCGGAAATATACTGAAACTTGCGAAGGTTTTGGGAAAGGAAATCGTTGTGAAGGAGGATAGTCATGATTAGTAGAGAAGAACTCGGTCTGTTGTTTGCCAATAAGCGACTGAAGCTTAATCTAACGCAGGCATCTGTAGCAAAACGCGTTCATGTGAACGAGCGTACGCTTCGAAACTGGGAATCCGGTAAAGCGGTCCCTAATCTGTTTGATGGACTTCGTTGCTGCAAAGTACTTAATATTAATCCGATGGATTTGCTTAATCGCTATTAAGTGCTGAGAAGAAGAGGGGGACGCTGAGAAATCACGTCCTCTTCTTTTTTGAAAAATATAGGAAAAAGACACTGTTTAGAAGCTGTATATAGAGTGCATATAGACTGTATATAGACTGATACGGACGGCAATATTATTCCTATTTATTTTAAGGAAAAACTATGCCGGAAATTTAAGGAAAAACTATTCCTTATTTTAAAGGTGTTTTTTCACCTTAAAAGGGTCAAAAAGGGTCCAGCGAAAAAAGTGGCCAAATTTAAGGCATAGTTTTTCCTTAAATTTTAGGCATAGTTTTTCCTTTTCTTTTGGTTGGATAAAAGGTAAAAAACCCAGTAATATCAGGGGTTTGCGGGTTTTTGATGCGGAATAATGTTGCTGGTAATTTTCATTTTTTACTTTCACAACCCTATTACGCGTAGAGAATAAAACATTATATAGTAATATAGCTTGTGAAAAAATTTTTGCGATTTTTGGGGTATTATTTTGAGAAATTTTACACAGAAATGTTACACAAAATGAGGCGGAAAAGATATTCCGCGCGAAAAAAACATGGTATTTAATGGGAGGAGAAGGGAAATGTGTCCGATTTAAGTAAGACACACACCATTCAGACTCTTTAAAGTTTTAAGAGAGGAGGAACTCACTTGGCAAAGGAAAGAGACTTTCAAGCAAAACTGATCAAGGAAATCATGACTCGGTTTCCTGGAGCACTTGCTTTCAAGGTCGAAACCTATATACAAGGATTTCCTGATCTCTTAGTTCTTTATGGCAAGCATTGGGCAGCGCTCGAGTGTAAAAGAGGGGCACGTGCAGCGCATCGTCCGAATCAGGACTATTGGGTGGCCTTTCTCAATAAGATGTCCTTTGCAGCCTTTATCTCACCGGAGAACAAAGAGGAGGTACTGCATGATCTTCAACGATCATTCAAAACTCGTAGGACAGCACGCATTCCTCGGAGCAAGCAAGTACCACTGGCTCAACTACAACGACGAAAAGCTAGCTAATAGTTTCTTTAACTATCGTGCTTCTGAAGAAGGTACAAAGCTTCACGAGTTTGCTGCGCTGTGCATCAAGCTAAATCAAAAGTTGGCAAGATCAAAGAAGACTTTGAATCTTTATGTCAACGATGCTATCGGATTCCGCATGACACCGGAGCAAGTTCTGTACTATTCAGAATATTGTTTTGGGACCGCGGATGCAATCTCATTTCGTGATGACTTTCTGAGAATTCACGATTTGAAAACTGGCGTTACTCCGACTCATATGGAACAGCTTATGATATATGCTGCTCTTTTCTGTTTGGAGTATGACGTGAGTCCGTTCGATATTGGGATAGAACTTCGAATCTATCAAAACGATGATTGTCAAATTTGCATACCTGATCCAAATGATATTCGCGCAATTATGAATCTCATCGTGAGGTTTGATAAGCAACTTCGAAAACTCGATAAACAAGGAGGCTAACCATGGATATTTATGATCCCGTTCTCGGCGATCCTATTCTTGACGGGGATGCCTCCATTGAGGCGGAAATTCTAGCCCATTATGGCGTTAAGCGAAGATCTGGGCGCTACAAATGGGGTTCCGGCGAAATTCCTTATCAGCATGAGCCTTGGTTCCAGGGTACGGCGGATGCTATGCTAGCTCGTGGTGAAAAGCCTACGATTCTGGATGCAGAGAAAGCATTTTTGAAGCGTGTGGACGAGCTTCGAGCACAAGGATGGGATCCGTCTGGCGAGAATATTCGTAAAGAGTTCAATATGAGCTCTACGGATTATCGTGCTTTCTATCAGCTCTCCCAACATGAACAGCGTCGAGCAGAAGCAGAACAAGCAAGACAACTTCGAGCAGAAGGCAAGTCTCTTCAAGAGATCACGGATATTATGGGTTATAAGAATGACTCATCAATTCGTACCCTGTTGGACGAGAAAGTCGGTGCTCGTGCAAATCAGGCCATTAGCACGGCTGAAGTTCTGAAAGAAGAACTCAAGTCCAAACCCTATTTGGATGTTGGTGCTGGTGTCGAGCGAGAACTCGGTGTTTCCGCTGGTAAACTGAATGAGGCACTTACTATGCTGGAACTTGAAGGATATGAAGTTCACGGTGTAGGCATTCCTCAGGTAACAAACCCGGGTAAACAAACAATCATGAAGGTTCTTTGCGAGCCCGGAACTACACTTGGCGATGTCTATAAGAATCGCGATGATATTCAACAAGTAAAAGACTACCATTCGGAAGATGGTGGTTTTAATTACTTTAAGCGTGAGTATCCGGCAAGCATCGCATCCGATCGAATCAAGATCAAATATGGCGATCAAGGCGGCACATCAAAAGATGGCGTCATTGAGATTCGTCCTGGCGTAGAAGACTTGAATCTTGGGCAGTCTCATTATGCTCAGGTTCGTATTATGGTTGATGGAACTCACTATCTGAAAGGCATGGCAATGTATTCGGATAATATTCCGGATGGCTATGACATTGTCTTTAACACCAACAAGAACTCCAGCAAAAGTAAGATGGAAGTGCTTAAGAAGATTCAGGATGACCCTGATAATCCTTTTGGCGCAACCATCAAAGCCAATGGTCAGTCTCATTACGTCGGGAAAGATGGCAAAGATCATCTCTCTGCGATTAACAAACTGAAAGAAGAAGGAGATTGGCAAGATCAATCGATCAACTTGTCTTCCCAGTTTCTTTCGAAACAGCCGATGTCTTTGATTAAGAGACAGCTTAATCTTACTTATGCTGATCTTGATGATCGGTATCAAGAAATCATGGATTATACGAATCCTACGATTAAGAGAAAGCTTCTTCTTGATTTTGCAAACTCTTGCGATTCTGCCGCTGTACATCTGAAGGCTGCTGCTCTTCCGAGACAGAAGAACCAAGTACTCTTGCCGATCGACGAACTCAAAGACAATGAGATCTATGCTCCGAACTATAAGAATGGCGAACGCGTTGTGCTGATTCGTTATCCTCATGGTGGAACATTCGAGATCCCTGAGCTGGTTGTCAACAATAAGAACCCCGCTGCTAAGAAAGCATTAGGTAATGCAATTGATGCAGTCGGCATCAACTCTAAGGTCGCAGAACGTCTGTCGGGCGCAGACTTTGATGGTGATACAGCAACCGTTATTCCTGTCAACGATAAGGTTAAAGTCAAGACAAGTCGTCCTCTAAAGGAATTGGAAGGCTTTGATCCTAAGTCTGCTTACTCAACGGAAGGTAAGACTGGCGTTAGGTTGATGAAAGAATCCCAGAAGCAAAAGCAAATGGGTATCGTTTCTAACCTAATCACAGACATGACTCTGAAGAATGCACCTCCCGAAGAGATCGCTATGGCGGTTAAGCATAGCATGGTAGTCATTGATGCTGTCAAGCATAAGCTGGACTATAAGCAGTCTGAGAAGGACAACCACATCGAAGAACTCAAGCAGAAGTGGCAAGTTCGGTATGATGAGAATGGCGAACTTAAGACAGGTGGAGCTTCCACACTTCTCTCTCGTCGTAAGCAAACGGTTCGAGTGCCTGAGCGTAAGGGTTCCGGTCGTATCAATCCTGAGACGGGCGAAGTAGAATACAAAGAATCCGGTCGTACTTACTACGACAAAAAGAGTGGAAAGATTGTTCCTGCTACGATCGAAGTATCGCAGACTCTTTACACTAAGGACGTGAACGACCTCTCGTCAGGTACCCCCCAGGAAAACGCCTATGCGGACTACGCCAACAAAGTAAAGGCCCTAGGTAATCGAGCTCGACTTTCGTACCTGTCTACAGAAAAGCTTGAGCGTTCTCCTGAAGCTGCTCAAAAGTATTCTTCTGAGGTGCAGAGTCTTAACGATAAGATCGATAAGGCTGCCCGTAACGCCCCTAAAGAGAGGCAGGCCCAAATCAATGCCAATGCTGTTGTGAAGGCAAAGGTTGAGGCCAATCCGGAGCTCTATACAGAGAAGAAGGCGTACAAGAAGCTTAAGCAGAATTCAATTAACGATGCTCGCGCTGATGTCGGTGCAAACGGTAAAGGAACTCGGTTCACCATCACTGACAAAGAATGGGAAGCCATTCAGGCAGGTGCCGTTAGCGACAGTAAACTCATGCAAATTCTTAGGTATACCGATCAAGATGCCCTTAAGGCTCGTGCTATGCCTAAGACTACCACTCAACTGAGTGATACCAAGGTTCAGAAGATTAAATCCATGTCTGCGAGTGGATACACCAATGCTGAAATAGCCGAAGCTCTTGGTGTTTCTACATCAACGATCAATAATTACATCAAATGATGTGTTGAAATGAGGTGAATTTCGACTAAATGAGAGTTGTTGCTCTGTCTACAAAAGACAATCCTTTCAATCCAATTACTCAATTCGATGATTGGTATCGTTTTGACATGGACAAAGGTTATTCCTCTTGTTCTTATTTGGCTCGAATCACGAATTCTTCTGAATCTAATAACGAAGCTGCTAATGTTAACGATGTTGAGTCGGCTATCGATGAGATCATCAAGTATGATCCATTTGATCGTTACATTAAGGTTGTCGAAGAAGTTCAAGAAGATTCGAATTCCGAGTCTACAAATGAACAAACGTAACTTCTTAACTGTGTCTTCTCAATCATTCCTGCTTTCACTTTAAGAATTAGAAAGGACAATTAAATGACTTTTCATGTTGTCTTTGACTTTGTTTCGAACAAAAAAGAAATAAATGGGGTCAAATATAATATAAAAAGCATATGGGGGGTCACGAAAATATCAACCCCCCTCCCATGT